ATTAGATTGTTTTTCTCTTATTTTATTTCTTGTTTCTCTATAAAGGATATATGCTTTTGCAATATCTTTACGTTTGCAACTCATCAAACCTTTTTCAACTAAATCTTGAATTTCTTCAATCCCAGGCGTTTCATTAACATCTAAATAATATCCTTCAATATAACTTGCTATATTTTCAGCTTTTTCTTTTGCATAGTCAGAAATTTCTCCATCTACATCTTGAAATGCTGCGAGAATAGCTCTCTCAATTTTTGTCGCATCGAAATCTACAATGCGGCCATCTCTTTTAATGACTTTCATAATCGACCTCCTTAGTTATTTAAAATATTTTAAAGGATTTTTAACCTTTCATATTATATCATTTTTATCTTAATTAAATTAAATATTTTTGTTAAAAGAAGAAAAACAAGATTATTCATCTTGATTTCCTTCTCTTTCATGAGTTAATTTTATATCACCATTATTATAAATCTCACTAATTTTATAAATTTGATGACACCCTGTATTAGTATAAGTTTTTCCTACAAAAGTGTCATCTCTGCGGAATCCCGCGACTACTAATTTAATTCCTCTTGTGAACCAGCCTTTTTCTACTATATGCTTAACATTATCTTCTCCAAGTTCAGATATTTGACGATTAAACATTGCATAATATTCTTTTGTAAGTTTTACATTTACTACTCCTGTAGTTGTCAATAATGTAATTGAAGATCTTGTATCATTTTTCCCGATAACGGTTCCCGCAATTTTATATATTTTATAGATAGGAATATCTCTACCATTTCTTTTAAAGAAATAATCTACAATAGGTTCTGATGGTAATTCATAAAAATCAATAATTCCATATTTATTTTTATTTATATGAGCTAATTCATGTTCATGATAATAAAAACATAATGCTTCCATTTCATATGAACTAATATTACCAGTTGCATATTTATCCCAACACTCTTTAAATAAAATATTATTATATTTTTCTAATATTTCATTTTGATTTTCTTTAACCCAATCTCTAGCTTTATCCATAATAGATTGATATATTTTTTCTCAATTAGTTTGTAAAATACAAGTTAAACCATTTATAATTTCTAATTGTTCTATATCAAAATGTTTATTATAAAAATCTTCACAAATATTATCAAAAACATAATATTTACCAACTTTTTTATTTGCTTTTAAATATTTTGTAAATAAATAAGTTTGCTTTTGAAGTCCTAATGATTTAGGAATTAAATCATGTTGAATAAGACCATTGAAGTTTTGTAAAGTTATTCTTTTCTTTGCTTCACATACTTTAGATATATAATATATCATTACAATATTTCTTGCGGAAGTATTTAATTCATTTGCCCATTTTTGTTCTAATTTATCAAATGCTCCTGCTTTAATTAAACTAAACATTGCACTTTTATTTAATGGACATTTTGCCATAAAATCAGCAATTCCCGCATATGGTCTATGTTTAATTATTTCATCTATTGTTTGACCATTAATATTACTTAATGCTTTCATACCAAATAAAATTTCATTATTTTCCGCATCCGGTTTAAATCCATAACTAGACTTATTAATATCAACTAAACTAACTTTAATTCCTCTTGATATTATATCTCCAATAGCTTTTGCAATTTTTCCATAGTCAGTTCCACGCTCTCTTTTTGCAATATTACCCTCTTCATCTTCTTCAAAATCTTCATCTTCTTGAAGACTGCCGCTATTAACAATTAAACAGGCTGTATTTCAATATATTGGATTTCATTTAGTTGCTATATATATAGTTTGAAAACCAATGAAAGAGTATGCTAAAGCATGGATTATAGAAAAAGAATATCCCATTTGAGGACCAATACCGCAAGTTCATATATAATGACCTAAGCATGAAGATTTAGCTTGTTCTAATATTTTATTTTTTAATTCAGGAATTTTGCTCATTTGTTTTTTCCCAACTATTTTACGAGCAGCATTTGCTTCTGCTAATGTAAAATTACATATATCTTTATCCATTAACATTTTCATTAATTGCTCTTGACTAGGTGGCACTCCATATGAACTTTTAAAATATGGTTCTAATGATTTTTGTTCTTCTTGAGTTAATCCATATTCTCTCATTTCTTTATACCATAAAGATATATCATTTTTGAATTTAATATATTTTTCCATCGGAGATTCTTGACCTTTTTCCGCCGTCATAAGTCTCATTAATCCGTTAGCATCCGCCATTTCTAACATTGAACTAGGTTTTATTTTTTTAGCTGCTTGTGAACCTACTTCACTATCAAATTGAAAAATATTTAAAACATTATTTTCTTGAAGTGCTTTTCATATATTTTTATCATCAATAGGTAATATATTTGGATGAAAATATTTATTATAAACTTCTCTTAAAGATAAGTCTTTTTCTATTTTTCCATCTTCTTGTAATAAATGAATAGCTTCAGCTAATTTATCTTGAACTTCAGTAACAAGAAAATCATATTTTGTCATACCACATGCTTCACACATATGAAGATCATAAGCTGTGATTACTTCTCCTTTTGGAGTTCTCATGAAAGAACCAAATTCATATGGGTCTTCATCAAATAATATAACTCCAGATGCATGACTTGAACGTTTATTAACTAGTCCTTCAATTCCATACATTATGTTTAATAAACCTGGATACATATTTACTTCATTAATAAATAATTTTATCGGTTTTCTATTTTTATCTTTATTTCCATTAATAACATCATCTAATGGTCATAAAAAACCACGTTCGCTAGGAATAAGTGAACTTAAATATTGTGCAGTATCTACATCTATACCATCTGGATAATCTTCACTGCGGTAACCGCGGCAAGCGGTTAAGATCGTTGATCGAGTTCCTTCTGTGCCAAATGTTGCTATTAATGTACAACCTAAATTTTTTCTTGATAAATCATCTATATCTTTATTAAAATTTTGACCACGTTCTTTTTTTATTTCATTTAATATCTTAGGACGTTTGCTCGGGCATAGATCTAGATCAATATCCCCAAGTTCCACACGTTCTTTGTTGAGGTATCTCCAGAACGGTAGCTCCCATTTTATCGGATCAAGTTGAGTTATACCTAATAAATAATGATTCAATCCAGAACAACTTGAGCCACGTCCTGCACCAACGATGCTGCCGCACTCCCAAAATAAATCTACATAATGTTGAAGTGTTACTGGATAAGCAAACATATTTGTTCCCAATTTTTCACTAATTGTTTTTTTAATATCTGCCTCTTCTTCAAGTCTATCTAAATATTGATGATTTAATTTTCCAATCTCTTCTAATTTATTAGAACATTCATTTACCCAATATCTTTCTATTTTATCATCTGATTCAAACATACTAGATAATATAGGCCACGTATCTCGCGCAAATGCACCTTTATCAATTTTAGGATATTCTTTTACTTCTACATGCGGTATAGTTTGCGCATGTGCTAAACTAAACTTTTCTATTTTATTATATATTTCATAACTATTGCCAAACATTTCATTTATAAAATCATCACTAAATTCAGATGCATATAAATTTTCTTTTATTTCTTCATTATCTTGAAGATATGCAAATTCATAGAATTCATCTACTTCACGTTCTCCAAATTTACTATTTAAATATGCTTTATGAACATATCTATCTTCTTTTTTAAGATAATGAGCATCTGAACCTATAACCATTTTTAATCCAAATGCTTTTGCAATAGCAGGAAATCTTTTATTAACTAAAACTTGATCACGACTGCTACCTGGTGCACATTCTATATAAAAATTACCTTCACCAAATACTTGTTTACACCATAATAAGAAATTTACTATATTATTATGTGCGGTTGCCGCGCCATTTTTATCTCCTGTCTTTTCTGCATTAATTAAATTTAATGTATTAACACTTAATTCTCCACCTAAACAAGCGGTTGTTCCTATTAAACTATTTGGATACTTTAATAATATTTCTTCTAAATCACTTTTTAAGGTTGGAACTCTTTCAAGACCTCTGTCCCAATAACTATTCATCCAAGCTCTTGAAGATAATTCTCTTAAAGCTCTATGACCTTCTTTATTTTTTGCAATTAAAATAAAGTGATAATATCTTTGTCCCATATCACGAGTATCTGTTAAATATATTTCATTTCCTAAAGCAATTTTAAAATCAGGATTTTTTTCTTCTATTTCTTTTTGATAAAAATTAATCTCAGGATGTGAACATAATGCTTCATGGTCTGTGATTGCAATACCAGCTAATCCTAATTCTATTGCTCGATTAATTAAATCTTTAGGACGATTAATGGAGTCTAATAATCTTAAATTAGACATCAGGAATAATGAGTGTGCGAATGCACTTCAAAGCGCTTACTCATTATCATATTATCATTCCTCCCTTCTATAACATTAAATCTTGTAAATTTAATGTCCCTAACTTTGTATATGGTATTCTTATTAATGGAATATTATTATTTTTACAATATTCTTCTTTTATTTTATCATATTTTTTTAAAATATCAAAATCATTTTCATTGTTTCCAAAACAATTTATTTCAAAATGTTGAATCCCATCATATTCAATCAAATATAATAAATTATTATTACTATCTAAAATTCCAAAATCAAATCTTAATCTACCTCCTCCATCACCTAATAAATCAGAAAAGGTAAATTCTCTTTTAAAATTTATATTATTTTCTTGTAGTATTTTAGTTATTTTTTGTTCTCCTACACTTCTTTCACATCCACAATTGGTAGAGATTCCTAGTCTAAGATAGGTTCCATTAATATCACATATATTTCCACAATCACATTTACATTTTCAAAAAATATGAGTACTATCCGTTTTACTACTTCTTTCTAAAACAGTCAATTTTCCATATCTTTTTCCTGTTTCATCTATTCCATTATGACTTTCAAATTTTTTACATCCACATGATTGAACAGAACCATTGCGTAAATGAACTCCAGATACATCACATTCTTTACCACATTTACATTTACAATGTCATCTAGCTTCGCCTGGTCTTAAATCTTCTGTCCTATACAATACGGTTAAGTATCCATATGTATTTTCTATTTCGTTTTTTAAATGAGTTTGAGAAGCTTTTTCTTTTTGATCGCAGCCACAACTTTTTTTAGGATATTTAATTCTTGTTAACTGATCTTTTCTTGCGGATATTATTTTACCACAGTCACATTGACAAATTCAATAAGTTCCATTTGTCTTTTCTAAATCTCTTTTTAATACTAGTAATTTTCCAAAACGTTGATTAGTTAAATTTATTAATTTCATATTTTTTCCTCCTACTATATATTAAAATCTACATAGGCTCTTTATTAATATTTGACCAAAAATTTATACAAATATTAATATAATATATATGTTTATTTTTATTCCTCCTTCATTTTTATCTATATATATTATATCATTATTTTTATTAAAAATCAAATGGTTCATCCTTGATTGAGCTTAGACTATTAATTGGATAATCTAGCTCCTTACATTCAACGCCATGGTCATTAAAATAATCTTGTAAAGGTTTACGCTCACTACAAGGATTAGTTGGTGTTTCATATACTATTAAAACTATTATAATTTCTTCTTTAATATTATTAGCAATAGCATAGCGATTAGCTAAGTCTTCCATATCCGCCATCATTTTATCAAAATCTATTTTTTCAAGATTTTCTCTATATTGACGCAAAAAAGAACAAGTGCTATATTTTTTATCTTCACATGGACATATATCTGGACCATGATTAGATTGTCTACCTTGTTCTATGATAGGCTCTATTCGTAATCCATTTAATATATCTCTTTTATCTTTAAACAGAAAGAAATAGTCTCCCGTGAATGCGTGGAATCATTTCGGATCCCATATTGCCGTAGAGACTGGAATCATATTCTTTTTAAAATTTCTGATTTGATAAAAATAACTTGTTCTAATTTTCATGAATATATCATTCCCTTCTTATATCTTTTGAATTTAAAACTAAATAGCTATCTGGTTCTTCTTCTTCATAAAGAAAATATTGATTTAATTGAACACAAATAGTAGGAGGATAATCATCTCCATGTGGATTTCATCTAAAACTTATTTCTACAGGAATATTTTTATCTTTCATTTCTTTATATGTTACTCTAATATCATAAGCATCTTTTGAAATAAAATTTTTAAAATTATCTAAATTATCAGTTGTTAATTGACAAGCATTATATTCAATATAAGTAGGAACTATAATTTTCATAATTACCTCGCGGGCGCCGGTTAAGCTGCCTTACTCAAGACTTTAGGCCCTGTAGGCTGACTTCCACGATAAATATGTGTATCTTTATAAAAATTTTTAATTAAATTAGCAATTATTTGACTATCTAATTGCTCTTGTGATTTTTCTTTACCTTTAACTTTTAATCTAAAAGCATATTTAGTTAATCTAGTTCCTGAAGTTAAATCTATTACTTTCCAAACTCCTAATTTTCTTTTATCATTAGGTGTTTCCATATACCAAATTGCCCATTTGTTATTAATTATTTGTTCTATATTATATCTTTTACTCATTCTTTCTCTCCTTTAATCTTTTTTTATTATAACTAACTTCTTTGCGGCACGAGTTGCAGCTGTATATAATCATTGTTGATGCTCTTTTTTATCAAAAGGGAAGCCCTCTTCTACTACGAGCACATTATCCCATTCACTACCTTGGGACTTATGGGCTGTAATCGCATATCCATAAGTAAATTGATCTGGAATACAATTTTTAAAACGCCAATTTCTTCCCATTTTATATAAAGTTTTATAATCTAATCCTAATTCACCTGTTAAAAATAATTGCTTATCCATAGATATTTCTCCATAGTTATCTTCGGTATCTGACATAAATTCTGCATTTAATAAATTTAGTTTTTTAAATTTTCCATTACAAGTAATATTAGGAGGTAAATTTATAAATGTATTATAACAATTTTTAATATATCCAATAGTACCATTAACTAATGGATTTCCTGAATCTGAATAAATATCTCAATTATTTTTTAAGCATATAATTTTATCTCCAGGTTGAGGATCTCCGCTTATTCCTTTAAGTTCTCTCATTTGATTATTTAAAGCAACTCTAGTGGTATTAGTGGCACAAATAATTTGATCTGCTCATAACATCATTCCAGTACTCAAATCAGATTTATTCAATATTTGTACTTCCATACCATGAAATTCAGTTAGTGGCTTTCCCGCCCTAATATCCATAGTTAATTTAATTATTTCACTTTGCTCTTCTTGTCTCATTATTTCATTTAAGAATACATCAGGTTTATCTAATAAATGATTATCTGCATTTTTATCTATTGGCGGTAATTGAGCTGGATCTCCAAGAAAAATAGTATGAACTCTATAAGATAATAATCTATCTACTAAATCTTTTGGCACCATTGAACATTCATCTACTATTACTAATTTATAAGGAATAGCCTTTACTGGTTTACGAAAAAAACTTCCGTCTGGCTGTGGAATACTTTCAAATAATAATTTGTGCAAAGTACTTACATTTTTATTACCTTTTTTTTGTAAAACTTGAGTTGCTTTTCCTGTGAAACTAGTATAAATAACATCTTCTTCTGGATCTATATCTTTTAAAGCCGAAACTATAAATTTTACAAGTGTCGATTTACCTGTCCCAGCATATCCAGATATTACAGTATAAAGGAGTCTATCTTTATAACGAGCCACCGCCAAATTTAAACCTTGTTGTTGTTTTTCATTTAATTCCATTGATAAACCTCCTTATTTTTTTAATATGTTTAAAATTTCTTCATTTTGTTTTATTATTATATCGTTTTCTTTGTGTAATTTATCTATTTCATTAGCTATTGCTTGAATTACTTTCCTAATATAGTCAGTTTGAGTTTTATCATCTCCAATATTTTGAAGTTGGGCTATAAAACCTAATACTGTGATGCCATCTAATAAACCATTATTATTGTTAATATTATTATTATTCATTTTTATCATCTCTTTTCATTCTTATTTATTATATCATATTTATTTAATAAAATCAATTAAAAGAGATATTTTCCTTGTCCAGTTATTTCATAGTCTTCAATAAAAATTTGAGGTGATACATTACCCATTCATTCATTTTGGTTACATTTACCTACAACATTAATAGATAAATATGCTCCTTCAAAATTTTCTAATTTGAAGCACTCTTCATCAGTTGCATTAAATTTCATTAAACTTATTTTATTTGGTAAAGTAATTTTTAATGTATTACCTGTTTTTCTATATACTGTTATCATATCTTTACTTATTTTTAAATTTTCAATAGCCACAAGAGCTTCATCAAAGTCTTTTCCTCATAAATTACCTAAATTAGCAATAGTCAAAATGTCACTCGCTTGAACATCTACTCCATTGTAAATATAATCTACATAATATATAGGCTCTGCGGAAATGTTTGCTAATGCAGCATCAGTCTCGATTAAGAATCTTTCAATCTGATCTTCCGCCAGACACATACCAAATGCATTCTCATGACCCTGGCACCATTCAGCCCCAGCCGCCTCGCATATAGTTTTAAAATTAGTTACGCCTGTTGCTTCATACCCTCTTGCGCTACCTTGATATAATACTCTGCTAGCACTAGTTACAAAAACTTCAGTCCCATCTTGCAACATAGTTGTATGTCCAGGGTCGATTTCTAAGGTTTTACTTAATATACAACAAGGTCTTTGATATTTATTAGCAATCTTATTTGCAATTAACCCCGCAATATTTCTATTTAATTCTTTATCATCAAGAGTAAATAATATAACTTTATGGTCTAACAAACTTAAATCTTTTATTAAAAGTTCTAGTTCTTCCATTGTTTTATCTTGTTCTCTTGTTTGTCTATTTTTAACATTTGTAGACATACGAACTGCTTGGTCTACTAATCTTTCCATTTCACCTGGGGCGTGTCCGCGTTTATTAGATGGTATCATTTCAAAAGCCTCATGTTTTAACATAGCTTTAAATAATAATTCTTTTTCTTCAATCTCTCCACTACGTTGAACTGCATTAATCATAGGAACTATATAAAATGCTGCATCTATTGAAGTAATATGCTCACCTAATTTAAACTTATTCTTTTGTCACATTTCATAAATATATGGATTGTGTATATTTTCAGGTTCAAATCCTTTCATTATTAAATGTTTTGTTTCTATTGATGTTAATGACATCATGTCTCCAGTAAGACCTAATGCTACTAAATCTAAATAATAATCTACAAAATGAGTTTTCATTTTTTCATCTATATATCTACAAAATTGATAGACAACACCCACACCTGATAATTCTTTGTTTGGATAATTTGATAATTGATTATTTATAACAATAGCATCATCACTTAATTTATCAGCTAAATGGTGGTCTAATATTATTGTATCGATATTTTTCTTTTTAAGTGTGGCATGGGCTTCGTAATCATTTGACCCAGCATCAGGGATTAATATCAAATCAAAAGTGTGTGAATTAATATAATCCATACAATCATTTAATCCATGTTGCTTTCCTTCATGAACCCATCACTTAAGATTTGACTCTACCCAACTTGGGACTAGGTCATGAAGATAATTAATAAGTAATGCGGCAGAGGTAAAACCATCACAATCGCAGTCTACAATAACTAAAGCACGACTCCCCGCAGCAATGTGTTGTATTAAACATTGGGTGGCTTGTGTCAAACAATTTTGACCAAATGCTTCTGGCTTATTAATATCCTCGTCGGTGGTATTTAAATAATGAGCTACTTCCGCAAGTGGAATATTTCTATTTGTTAATATTGTTTCAATAGTTGAGTATTTAGGATTAATAGGATTTATTAGTTGATATCTCATTATTATCCTCCTTTACTATTTGAAATGCCTCTTCTATATTAGCTCTACATTCTTTAATTACATCTATCCCCTTTTCTCTTGAAGGAGATAATAATATAATAATTGCTTTTAGCATTTGTTGATTAACCATTATTTCTTTAACTACTAATTTATTAATTTGTTTTTGAGTCATTTTTATCTCCTTTCAATTCATAATATTTACATAGTCTTGGTAGACTTTCATAATTAATTATCTTATCTTTTAATATGCATTCTCCATAACAGCAATCTGTTCAATGTATATACACATTATATCTATAATATTTACATCATTTACATTTTTTATGTATTGTTCTATATTCTTTTATTTTATTCATCATCATCGCCACCACTTGTGGCCATTAAGTATGCTAATACATATCCGCATAAAGAGCCAGCCATAAACCAGCCTAAACTACTTAACATTATAACATTACTCTCCTTTCAAATAATTTTAAAAAATTCTCTTTCCCATTGTCTATTGGACTCATTTTATATTCTAATATATTTCATTTGTCAAATATGAAACTTACTTGAACTATTGAACCATATTTTTTATTTATATCTTTTAATTTTTTAGTCCAGTTTTTTCATTCTTTATCTCCAATTTCTTTAAACTGTTTATCAAATGCTATAATTATTTCTTCAATATCTAAAGATTTTAATAATTGGACTTGATAATTAGACAAAGAACTTCCACATACTGCGACACTTATATCATTATCTAGACCAAAGTAAGATTGGTATAGAAGTGTACTTTTTTCTCCTTCAAATATAATTGCTTTTTTTATTTTCCTTATATTGTCTTTACTATTATTTAAATTATATAAATTAAATCCTAATGGATGATTATAAATTTGATAATTTAAAACTGCTGGTTTATATTTACCATTTATTTCTTCTTCTTTAATTAAAGTTCTTTCTCTAATTCCTATTAAATTACCTGCGGGATCTCGGTGTGGGATTACTATACCCCAACTAACCGGATCAAAAGCGATTTCCGCATGGTCTATTATTTCTTGAGTGATTCCTTCTTTTTCCCACATAGGAATTTTAGGCCTAGGTAAATATTTTAAAATTTTATCATCATAAATTTTAAGTTCAACGATTTTTTCTTGCTTATTTTCTTTAGTATTTTCTTCATATTTATTTAAAATTTTCCAATCTTGAACTTCTATATTATCATTAGAAAAAATTTCATTAGAAATTGTTAAATTAAAAAATTTAACAATAAAACTAATAGCTTGATATAAAGATATATCTTTATTATCTTGTTTTTGAATTTTTATAATTAATTCAAATACATCAAAAGTTCCAGAACAATCAGTGTAGCAACGAAATAATTTAGTATTATTATAATAATATAATTTATGAGTTTCGCCTCCATGACATATAGTTCTAGATATAATAATATCCCCTTTAATATAAGGATCTCCGCCAAGATTAAATAATAAATCTTTTATTTGCTCTATTGTTAAACTATTTTTTATTTCTTCTAAATTTTCCATTAATTTCATTCCTTTACCTTTATAATTATAACATTTTTATTTTTAATTGTCAAGTAAAAATCCTAAAATGCGCTACTTTGCATTTTAGGATTAACATTAATTTTAAAATCAGGCAAATCAATTAATTGATAATTATAATCAGTAGCAAACATAGGAATTACTCTACAAGTTCCTTGATTAGCTTTGCACCATAATAATATATCTTTATATTGTCCTCTACGATTTTTATATACAGATATTTTAATTGCAGGCTCCTCAAATTTAAATCTCATTATAAGATCATGGAGTGCATCTTTATCTTCTTTACTAGTTTTAAGCATAATCATACCTAAATCAATTTTATCTGCAATTGACTTCGCACCACGAAGAAGGTTTTGGTCATATTGCTGAGCTGTAGTATAATCTGCATTAAGTTGAGTTGCTGTAAGAATAAATACTCCATATTCATTACAAATATCTTTTAATTTAATTGAAATCATAAATAGCACATTATCTTCGCGGAGACCCTTAATTCCAGTTTTAGATGTTACTTCACTAAGAATTTTCATACTAGTATGTAGATAATCAAAAAATACATAGCGGACTCCTCATTCATGTATCCCAAACTTTATTGTATTTTCTATATCTTTCATTGAAAAGTCTGGAAGTTTTTTAATATAAAGAGGACATTTTTTAATTAATTCCGCGGCATACATAACTCTTTCTATTTCACCATTTTCATATGTATTATATATAATATGACTTTCATTTACATCTGATAAGAAAGCTAACACCATTGTTTGTATCTCATCAACTTCTTGTTCTGTTGTAATAAACATAGTAGGTTCTTTAGTTCCATTATCTATTCATTTACCTAAGTCTGAATCATATATTTTATCACAAGCTATTGAACAAGCATCTGCAATCATACTACGTGTTTTCCCTACTCCTGTTGCGGCAGATCTTAGATAAAATTTCTTTAAACGAGCTCCGCGCGTTACAGTATTAATGAAAGGGCCAAACATAGGGTATCCAATCTCAGGTCTTTTTTGGAGATTTTCAATTAATTCTTTTACTCTATCTCCTGCTTGAATAAAATCTTCATTAGAATCATCTATATATTTCATTCTAATTTCAGTTATTTTTCTATCAATTATTTCCGCAATCCCTTCAAGAGAAGTATTATCTAACCAATCTTCTTGAGCTTGCTTCTTTTTTGCATCTAATATATTATTTATATCATATAATCAAGATATATTCATTCCTACATTATCATACATTCTTAGTAAAGTCATTTTTTTAACTCTTTGGTAATAATAATCAAAAGTAGATAATTGAATATTTTCACTTATTTTCTGTAAATATTCAGCTCCTTTATATGTTTTATAAGTAGCTAAACTATTAGGCCTATCTTTTAAGTAATCTTCTATTGTATTAATATTTACAGTCTTTGCTCCAAGAGCATGCAAATTATAAATAGACCCAAATAATATTTTATGAAATTCTTCAGTAAAATCTTCTTCATTAAAAAAATATTTTTCATCATCTAATAAACTTGGATTTTGATAAATACAGCCTATTACTTGAATAATTGCCGCAGTGTCTACATATTTTGCCATAGTTCCCTCCTATTCATCTTTTGTAAAATTAAATAATTTTGTAGATTGAGTATAAACACGCGGAGATGCTATTTCAATTTCTTCTATTCTTGGATTATAAGTTGTAATACCCTCGTTCATTACTTTTGCTAAATATAAAGTATAATAATATTTTTCTGCATCTGCATACACATATGGAATAATTCCAATCCCATCTCGTGCTAGCTCTGTTGTATGACCTTTTATATCATATCACCAATATAAAGTTTTTAACATTCCAGAATAAGTAAAACCATATTCTTGTTTAAAATCTTTAATTTGTTTTTTTATTTTTGCATTAACTGTATTAGTTTTAAATAAAAGTTTTATATATTTTTCTAAATTCATATAGTCTTTTTCATCTTGCGGAATTGCCGCTTCTGCTTGCTCAGCGCAAGATTTATGAGCATAACGTCTGGCGCCAACTAATATAAAAGGTTCTATATCACGATTAAATTTTTGATTGCAATACTTGCATATAACCATATGTGCTGCCATTTATTACACCTCTCTTATATATTAATTATATCATATTTTCTTTAAAAAATCAAAAAAGAAGAAAATAACTAAATCTTCTTCTTATTTAATTAATTCTTTTAATTCAATTACAATAAGATTAAGCTGTTCAACTTGTTCTCTTGTGCATTGACTTGCTTTTTTACCTTTACCTAAATATTTCTCAGTAATTTGTGTAATTTTAGGTGTCCATATTTCAGCCATTTCAGCGTCAGTATGTTTTTGAATTATATCAGTTACTATTTTTTCAAATTCTTCTTTTACTTTATCAAAATCTAATTCATTAATTTGATAAGTTTGTCTTTCATCAGTTACCATTGTATTATTATTCATTTGAGCTTCTTTATCAATAGCTTCATTCAAAGCTTTGACTAATGACTCATAATTAAATTCAATTTCAGGTTGAATATATTTAAATCTACTTTTAGCATCTACAGAATTGTCTGGAGATCTTAAAGTAAGCATTACTTTTGAACTTCCATCAGGTTGAACTACTGAATGCGCATACCCAAATATATCTACCATATTTTTAATTATTTCATCATAAGCAGTTGATAATGATGTAACTGTTTGATTATATTCAGTTCCGTCTTGTTTTTTAAATGTTTTATCTTTAGCATGAGATATAAAGAATAATGAATATCCTAATTGAGAAATAGTTCTAAAAGTTTCTTCAAATTCTTTTTTAACTTTAGCCCAACCATTAACAGCCCATCCGCCATCTCCTATATTTTCAATCCCTAGTTGACCACACATATATTTTTCACAGAGAGCGGCGGCGATATCTACTGTATCTACTACAATACATTGGAATTTTTCTTTTACTTCAGGTTTTTTAAGTTCTCTTACAATTTGTTTCATTTCTCCCCAAGATGAGACATCTTGAGCCATAATTCCAGGTATTGCGTTATATCCTCTTTCAAAAGCTAACAATAGAGATTTATCCATTTGAGAGGCTAGAGTTGTTTTACCCGTACCTGCCGCCCCATAAATATAAGTAATATAAGTACTTAAATCTCTACTTACTTTGTGAGGTTTTATTTCCATTAAATTTATTGCCATTTTAAAATCCTCCTATATATAAAATATAAAAGGAGCTTAAACTCCTTTTATAAAATTAAAAATTAAATGTCCCTGTTGTTACAGCTACTGCTGGAGCTGATGTTGTAGTTGTTCCAGCTGCTTTTTGAGCTTTATAATCATCACTACGTTTTTTAGTATCTGCTAATAATAATTCTCTATCTTGCATAGCTTTCTTAACTTCGTCTACTGTTAAAATAGTTTCATCTCCAAAATCATATGGGACTTTAGAAGCTCCTAAAATAAGCCATTCTCTAATTTTTCTTTCAAAAGTTCTAACTGATTCTTCTCCAAATGCTGTGTCTTCTTTTACTTCATTTGAAATAGAACTACAATTAATTCTACCCCACACTTTTGTGAATGTAGGCTCATTTTGAGAAGCATTTAAATCTTCAAAATATGCCATACCATCAGGATTTCTTACTATAAAATCAACAGGTAATAAAGCATTTCTAAAATTAAATACTGCTCCTTTAACTGTTACATAATCAGCATCAATATTTTTTTCTGGATCTGCTTCTGTTCTAATTACATTTGTAATTAACATATCCATTGTAAATGTATTTCTTTCATTCTCTGGCGCTAATGTAGATATAATAGTTACAAATCCACCTTCATTAACTTTAGCTGATACTAATCTATCATCTTGTGTATAAAAATCATTTAATCCTAAAGCAGTATCAATTCTTACTTTAAAAGCTTCATCTCTACCACAATTTATCCAAGTTTTATTCTCATTAATAATTTTTTCTAAAATTCCATATGTTGCATTTTTATTACCTGAACCAGTTGTTTCAGTAGCATAAGTAAAATGCACTGGAATTACATTTAATCCTTCTTCATCTGTTGCTACTTCAATATTTCCTGAAATAAATTCTTTTCCATAATTTGGAGAAGTTTGATTTTGAACTGTTTTCTTTACTAAATTATGTTGATAAATTCTTCCTTCTACTCTTTCTGTATTAATCATTTTTTTCATATTATTTTCTCCTTTTCATTACTTAATAATATTATTATAACATATTTTTTCTTACTTGTCAAATTTTATTTACTTTGTTCAAATTTTATTATTTTTATTACAATAATAGTGATTTTTACAAATTTCATTACAAATATGAATTTTAAAAGCTTCATCAGCAGTAAAATATCAATCATTTTTACTATATTTATCATATTGAGCTTCAGATAATTTTATTTTATCTAAAATAAAATTTTTTATATTTGCTTGTAATGTATTTTTCATATCTGAATAATTATAAAAATTTGATTCATTATCATTTTTTTCTATATTTTCAAAAATAGAATTTGAATAAATAAAAGTTGAATTTGGATAACTAAATCTTTTATGTCCAGCTATATATATTAAAAAACTTTCTTTGCAAATTATTCCAATATTAAAAGTATATACTGGAGTTTTAGATATTTTTATTGAATCCATTATTGTTAATGCGGAAGTTCAATCTCCACCTAATGAATTTAAATAAATTTTAATAGGTTCTCTTTCTAATAACGTCAATTCTAAACTATCATCTACAAAATTTCAAAATCTAATAAATTCATCTACTTTGTTTGCTATTTGTGGAGTTAAAATATCAATTTGAATTTCTCTATTCATCATCTTTGTATAAGCTGGAATATCTGTAAGAGTGTTAATATATTGTTGATATTTTTTTCTTTTATTTAAAAAAGATAATCACATATATTTATTCTCCTTTCTTAACATAAATATTATAATATTAATATTTTTAAAAATCAAGTTAATTCTTTATTCCAGTATTGCTATTCATACCATAATGATATGAATTATATAGTTGTATATAAAAACTTTCTTTATTATTTAATTCTATAGAAGTGCATTTTTCAAGCAATTCAAAAGTAAAATTAGATACACCTTCTTCTTGCATAGCTTGATATAATTTATTATTTGCTGGAGTATCTATTCCAAGACCACATTTAATATGATCTCTTCAACGAGTTCTAATATCAATAGCTTGTCCAATATAACACATTCCAGAACTTTTACTTGTTATTTTATAAATTCCTGTAATTTCAACTGGCCCTAAAACTCTAGATGCTAATTCATTTGTTTTTTTAGAATAGTACGCTTGCCATATAACCATGCGGATAGGCCTAGGATCGCGAAGCTCAGATTCTATAGAATGTAATATACGAATTTCTTTTTTATCAATTTCATCAAGAGATAAGGAATAGAATTTTTCTTTATTTTTAATTTCTTGCTCTCTTAATTGTGCTTGAATTGCGGCGGCGCGGGTAGCAGAGATTTTATTTAGATCTGCGCGGATTTGATCGGTTTCCGCAATTAATTTATCTTGAAGATTATTATAACTTTCATTAAGAATTTTAATATTATTATTTATATCTTGTTCTTTATCTAAATAATCTTTATCTAAAACATCACAATAATTAGCAAAGGCTCTTTGAGAAATTTCTTCTGCTTGTTCAATATTTTGTTGCATTGCCGCAATTTCTTTTTGCTTTTGTTCATATATATCTTTTAATAAATTTTGTTTATCTAATAATATATTATTTTCTTTTTCTATTTTTTCATTTTCTAATAAAATTTTTTCATTGATAGTATATATATTTTTATTTTTATTCTTTTCTTTTGTATATAATAAATAAAAATAATAAACTAATCCACATAAAATAATACTTATAAATATTAAATATCACATATTATTCTCCTATAAAAAAAGAGAGGTTGCCCTCCCGATTTTATATCTAGATTATTCTTCGTCAGTTGCTTCTGGATCGAATGCAAGTCCAGCTTCTGTTAACTTAATGAATTTAACAGCTTTATGTCCTTCTTCAGTTTCGATTTCAGCTGGGATTCTTTCCATAAGACCTTTCTTTTGGAATGCAGCAGTTACAATTCCATTTACTTGTTTAACATTTAATCCAGTTCCTTCAGCTATATCAGCAGCTGTAATATTTGAATCATTATTTGATTTTACAAAATCATAAACTAATTTACTATTTGGTTTTAACATTTTCTTTCTCTCCTTTTATTTCTTATATTTTGTTCTTTTTTTAACATATATATTATAACAAAAATTTTTAAACTTGTCAAAAATTTTTATTATTTTAAATATATTGAAAGAATTTATATTTATTTCTTTCATATATATTATACTAAAAATTTTTTTATAAATCAAACATATCTATGAAAGTGTCTTCATTAATGATTTGCTTACCTAGCTCTTTCGCTTTATTGTTTTTAGCACTAGTACTATTAATATCGTTATTAATTAAATAGTCTATATTTGCGGAAACCGCTCCTACAACTTTACCACCTAGACTCGCAATAAAACTAGATAACTCATCTCTATTTTTCCATTTTTTAATTTTTCCTGTTATACAAAAAGTAAGTCCTTCTAATTTTTGTTCTTTTTTTTCTTCTATTTTATTATTTATAGTTAAGAAATTTTCTACAATATAATCTAATTCATCATAATTATAATTTTTTAATGATTTATTCATTTCATATCCGAAGCCATCTATTTCTGAAAAATCAAAAGTCCCGACTGCTTCTCTAAAATCTTCGTATGTATTGAAGATACCTGCGATTTGTCTGGCCACTGTTCTACCAATAAGTGGAATGCCTGCTGCAGCGATAACGGATTCGAGGTCAGTATTACAGCCTTCTCTGATGGATGTGATAATATTCATAACAGACTTTTCTCCAAAACCTGCTTTCTTCTTCCAATCCTCTGCATGCGCATCAAGTGTGAATATATCTTTGATTCCATTAACCCATCCCCAATCTATTAATTTTTCTATTGTAGCTTTTGATATACCTTTTATATTTAAACCTTTTTTACTAAAAAAGTGTTCTATTCTATTTAATAATTTTCCTTCACAGGCTGGGTTACCGCAATATAAAGTAATTATTCCTTCATTATCTTTTAATTCAGTTGGACTTCCGCATATTGGACAGTCATCACATCTAAATTCTGAAATAGTTAAATCTTTTTTATCTGCTTTTGAAACTTGAGGAATTATTTGATTTGCTTTGTATATCCATAATTTCTCACCTTTATAAGCGTGTCCTAAGGTATCTAACATAACACTTACATTAAATAAATTGGCTCTTGATACATCTGTTCCATCTATATTAATAGTATCAAATATAGCAACTGGAGTTAATACACCAGTTCTCCCCATAGTCCATTCTATATTTTGAAGGGTAGTTTCATATTCTTCATCATAAAACTTATATGCTAATCCGCCTTTAAAATGATGGTCTGTTCTACCTGCATTTTCATATTCTTTACAATTATCATATTTAATAACAATTCCATCAATTGGATATCCTAGTTTATTACATTCATCTTGAATATGTTCTATTTGAACTGGAAATGTATAAAAACTGTTTCCTCTTGGAACAATAGTAAAACCTAATTGTTCTAGCCAATGCAATTTATCAGATAGATTATCTAAATTTAAACCTTTTATACAATCCCAAGCAACAAAAGTAAGATTTCTTGAAGCACTTTCTTTACTATCTAATAATCTAATGCTTCCACTAGCAAAATTTCTAGGATTTTTATATTCATTCTCAAAAGGTTTAAAATCATTGCAAGTACAAATAATTTCTCCATCTATAATTAATTCTTCATAATAACCAATTTTATTAGGAATGTTTTTAACTTGTAAAGCATTATGTAAAATATCTTCGCCTTCAATGCCATTCCCGCGGGTTTCCGCAGATATAAGTTTACCATTTAAATAACGAAGGGAACAAGTTAATCCATCCATTTTTGCCATAGCAATAGATTTATGACTATTATAGAATGTATCTGCTACCATTATGTCTTTTGTTTTATCAAGAGATAGCATAGGATGATTATGTTGAACTTTATTTAATTTATTAACAACTTGATAATCAATATTTTGAGTAGGACTATCTTTAAAATATATATGATTTTTATTTTCTAAATCTTGCAATTCATAGTACATTTTATCCCATTCATAATCTGATATTTCTGGATGACCTTCATCATAAAGTATAGTATAATAATTTAATTTATCAATTAATTCTCTTATTTTATTTTCCATAATCTTCACCATTCCTTTATATAATAATTATATCATTATTTTTAATAGAAATCAAAAAAGTGACTTTTAGCAAGTCACTTGATATGGAGGAGTTAGTTCTTTATCTTGTTCTTTTGTATATGTTATAGTTGCCCCATTTGGTCTAACTGTCCATGGAATATTTTGTTGAGATTTTAACTCTTCATAACGGCCTTTAATTATTAAAAGTTCTTTATATTCTTCAAAAGGAATTTCAATAGTTAAAGGAGTTTGTTTAACTTCTTGTACCATATAATACTCCTTTCTATAATTTTATAACTGATTTTACTTTACTGTCTTTAATAATATAACTACCAATAGCAGATCTACCTGTTAAGGGGATTTCAGTTGCGGGAACACATATAGATTTACTACCTATTAATAATAAATTATCTTCATTATTAATAATAGAAACACCTACTACTTCATGGTCTTTATATAAGCAAAGACCTTTTCCAGCTCTACCTTGAATAAAGAAATCTGTTGCTGCGATTTTTTTACCTAATCCTTCAGCCGTAATAATACTTATTGCATTATTGCTTTTTAAATCAATAGGTAATCCCGAAATAACTTCATCATTTTCATCTAATTTAATTGCTTTTACTCCTGCTGTCACTCTACCTATTGCCGCAATCTCTTTAGTTTCAAAACATATAGACATACCTTTTTTAGTTATTATAATAAAATCTTCTTCATCTATTAATTCAATATTAGCAATACTATCTCCATCTTTTAGATTAATCGCGGCAATCCCCGTTGACTTTTTAGTATTAATATATTCACTTAATAAAGTTTTTTTAAATAAACCTTTTTTAGTAATAAATGCAACATATTTTTTATTATTTTCTTTTGCTAAATTTGTTATAGCAATAATTTTTTCATTAGGGTCAATTTTAATTAAAGTCGCTATATTAACACCTTTTGAAGTGTTATTTCCTACAGGAATTTTATCTGCTAATATACGATACATTTTTCCTTTATCACTAAATAGTAATAAAGTATCAATAGTATTAGTTTTAATAGTAGCCATAATAGCATCATCTATTGTTTTAATACCTTTTCCACCTTTATGTTGAGTGCGGAAACTAGATTTAGCTATTCTTTTAATATCTCCAGATTGAGATAATATAATAACTACATCCTCTGGAATAACTGCGGCAACCTCTTTATCTTCTTTAGGTAATTCTATTTGTGCTAATTCAGTTCTTCTCTTGTCTCCATATTTTTTAACTAAATCAGATAATCTTGTTCTAATTATTGATAATTGAGCATCTTCATGACTTAATGTATAATTATATCCATCAATATCATGTTCTAATTGAGTTTTTTCTTCATTTAATTCAATTTTTTCTAATTTAGCTAAACTACCTAATCTCATAGCAACAATTGATTTAGCTTGAGGCTCAGTAAATTTATATTCCTTTATTAATCCTTCTTTAGCGGCAGCACTTGATTCAGACTTCTTAATAAACGCGATTATGTTATCAATATCTTCTAATGCTTTAATTAACCCATTAACTATTTCTAAACGGGCTTCCGCAGCACTTAAATCAAATTGAGTTTCTTTAATTAAACAATTTACATTATGTTCTAAATATATTTTAATACAATCTTTTAAATTAACTTCAGTAGGAGTTTTATTTATTAAAGCAACTTGATTATAAGAGAAACTACTTTGTAAATCAGTTTTTAAGAATAATTTATTTGCTATTGCATCTGGATTAACACCTTTTGTACATTCAACAACAATTCTTAAACCTTTTTTATTACTTTCATTTCTAATATTTACTATTTCAGGAATATCTGCTTCTGCAACTTCACCAATTTCTGCAATTAAACTTTCAGTAGAAGTTCCATAAGGGATTTCATAAAATACTAAATTTTGTCCTTCAGTTTTATATTTTGCTCTAACTTTTACACTTCCGTGTCCTGTTTTCATAATATTTGGAATATCATTCATATTAATAATAAGTCCACCTGTTGGAAAATCAGGACCCGGTAACATAGGTTCTTTACCATCCATATAATCATATATAGCTGTAGCCACTTCACATAAATTATGTGGAGCGAAGTTACATGCCATTGCAACTCCGATCCCTGTATTTGGATTACATAATAGGTTAGGGAATATAGCAGGTAGGGTAACTGGCTCTTCTATTGTTTCATCATAATTAGGAATAAAATCTACATTTTTTTTCTTTAATCCTTTTAATATTCCATCTTCTGTAATTTTTGATAATCTTGCTTCTGTATAGCGATATGCGGCAGGCCCGTCTCCATTGATACTACCTTGATTACCATGGAAATCTATAAGAGGATATCTCATAATCCAAGGTTGAGATAATCTTACAAGAGCTCCATATATTGAAGAGTCGCCATGAGGATGTAAAGACCCCATTACATCTCCTACGATTCTAGCACATTTAACATGTGGTTTACTAGAGACTCTTCCACCTTCTAACATTCCAAATAAAATTCTTCTTGCAACTGGTTTTAACCCACTTTTTGAATCTGGTAGAGCTCTATCAGAATTACAAGCTGCAGCATATTCTATAAAATTAGTACTTAATTCTTTTATTAATTCATTTGTATTATCCATTTTTATCTTCTTCCTCCTCTATAACATTTACAATATATTTACTTGTTTCTAATAATAAATCTTTTAAAGAGATAACATTATAGATAGTATAAGGAATTCTTATTAAAGGAATATTATTCTCTTTACATCATTTATTCTTAATTTTATCATTATTTTTAACTTTTATTAAATTTTCTTCATTATTTCAACCTTGATTATTACAATAATAATGTACATTTCCATCATATTCTATTAAATAGTTTTCATTTGGAATATAAAAATCAAATCTAGCTTTAATATTATTCCCTACTCTACAACTATCAAATTGTTTTTGTGTTTCAAAAATAATATTATTTTGTTCTAAAATAGATTGAATTTTTGCTTCTCCTTTTGAAGAAAGACAACCACAACTCATTATTGAATGAGTTTTTAATTTTGAAGCAGCAACTTGACAATGGTTTCCGCAATCGCATTTACATTGTCATAAAATAGAAGTACCACCTTTTTCAGGAATACCCAAACTATATAAAGCGGTTAATCTTCCAAATTTTTGATTAGTTAAATCTAATGCTAAACTTTTATTTCTTTTTATAATATTTTCAGATGCCTTTTTCTTTTGTAAGCAGCCACAAGATTTTGTATGACCAGATTTAAGAGCGTCTGATCTAGTAATAAATTCTTTTCCGCAAAAGCACTTACATAACCATTGTGGCTTTCCGCCTTTGTTTTCAGTTCTTTTAATAACAGTTACACCACTTTCTGTGGTGTAACCTATTAAATTTTTTACTTTACCAGCCATAGCTAAACTCCGTAAGTAGCTTCATGACTATGTTCTTTAATAAATTGTTTTCTCGGAATAACTGAATTGCCCATAAGGTCATCAAACAAGCCATCTGTCTTTTCAATATCTTCAACAGTAATTTGTTTAATAATTCTTTTATCTTCATCTATAAGGATTGAGGTCTCTTCTACATTCATCTCCCCTAATCCTTTAAGACGGTTTACTATATATTTTTTATCTGCGTTTTTTTGTCTATAATCCTCAAGAGCGGCATCATCTTTTAAATATATGTATTTATCTTTATTCTCGGTAATTTTATAAAGTGGAGGCACTCCTGCATATATATGTCCATCTATAATTAGTTGAGGGCAAAAAGTCCATATAAAAGTATAAAATAGGTTCTTAATATGACTTCCATCAATATCCGCATCACTTTCAATTATAATTTTTCCATATCGAAGGTCTTCTTCTTTATAAGTTAATTTCATTGTTTTTGTATCTACAGTTAAACCAAATGCTTCAATCATAGTCATAATTTCTGCATTTTTTTGAATTTTATCCAAAGAAGATTTTCTTACATTTAAAATTTTACCTCTAATTGGCATTATCGCGGTATACTCATTATCACGAGCCATTTTTAAATTACCAGCCGCGCTATCTCCTTCTACTATGTATATCTCACATCGAGCTCTATCTTTTGAATAGCAATCTGCTAGTTTACTATCAAATTTTAATGCTTTTTCTTTTTTCTTATTATTTTCTCTAACTCTCTCACGAGCACTCTTTGCTGCCTCTCTAGCTTTTCTAGCGGCTGCCGCCTTATCAAATATTATTTTTACTTCTTTTTCATTATTAGTTAGCCAATATTGTAAATTAGTAACAATAACATTTGAAAAATTACTCATATCAAGTTTAGTTACTGTTGATTTAACTTGAGCATCATATGCAACATTAGGAGCTGTCATATTAAATACTATATACATTCCCTCTTGTATATCATCTCCAGTTAAATTTTCTTCTTTATCTTTTAACCATTTTTTATCTCTAAAGAATTTATTAAATTCTCTTGTAATTATAGTTTTAACTTGAGTTATATGTGGGCCTTTTTCTGTCAAACCTGTATTTACATATGGAACAAGTATAAGTGAATAATTAGATGTATATGTTAATACCATATCTAATTTTTCTTTACCTTCAGCATATTTCATATTAAATCTATTAATAATAATTTCTTTACCTTTAACAGCTTCATCAACTAAATCATTAAGTCCATGTTCTGAGAAGTATTCAGTTTGAACGCCATTAATATTTAAAATTATTTTTAACCCAGGGCATAAACAACTTATTGTATTTAATAAAGTTTTTACTTTATTTTCTTCAACAGTAGTATGAGTAAAGAATTGTTCACTTGGAGTCCATTTAACAATAGTTCCAGTTGGATGAATTAAATTACCAGTTCCTCTAGCTTGAAATACACCTTCTTTAAAAATAACAGTTTCATATTTATTATCTCTATATGTCGTTACTTCTAAATTATGAGATAAGAAAGTTGTGATTTTTGAACCGATACCAAAAGAACCTAATGAAGTTCCTTCATAAGTCCCGTCTTCACGATATTTACCTGAAGTATTTAAAACACTAAAGGCGGCCTCAAGAATAGATTTTCCATCATCACGCATTTCGTTTACAAGAAATCCTTGTCCATAGTCTCTAACTGTTATATTAGTATTTTTTTCTTCATTGTTAATCAAAATATCTATTTGATTACCGTGACCTAATCTAAATTCATCAACAGCATTAGAAATTATTTCAACTAAAAGCTGTGTCGAATAAGTAGTATCTCCGGCATAAACTCCTGGCTTTAGACGAGTAAATTCAAGAGGAGATAAAGATTCTATCGAATCTTTATTATAAAGTTTATTGTCCATTAATATTCTCCTTTCTTTTTATATATAAAATTATAACATATTTTTTATTGTAAGTCAAAATTTAATGCCATATCGTATAAATCTTCATTTTCTTCAAAAATTTTATGTAATTTTGTTTGATTATCTGTAGCTAAGCTATCAGCAACTTCATTACCTAATAAGCCTGAATGTCCTGGGACTTTTTCAACAGTAAAGTTAGGCCATTCTATTTTACAATACTCCCATATTTGTTTAACTAAATCTAAATTTTCAATAGGTTGATTTTTCTGTCTAACCCAGCCATTACGTTGCCAATTATATATCCAATCATTAAACATATTAACACAATAGGCTGAATCTGATTTGATGATACATTTTTTATTTTTGTACCGAGACTGAGTCAAGTTAAGGGCGGAAATGATTGCTTGCAATTCCATTTGATTATTAGTTACATTATTAAATTGTTTAGATATAGTATAATCAATGCGGAAACCGCTTTTTCTACTTTCATCTGGAACTAAGACACATACACCGAAGCCACCGCAATTATTTTCTTTACCATTTGCTTTTGCTGACCCATCTACATATATTTCTATCATATAAAACACCTTTCTTTCAAATAAAAAGATAATTATTCATTATCTTTTTTTCTATTTATCATATCTTTTACTATATTAGGTCTTGTTTCAATAGCTTTTTGCAATCTTTCATTTAGGGTTTGTACATGTGTATTGTAAGTTGTAATATCATCTTCAAGAGTATATATTTCTTTTTCTAATAATTTAATACCTTTATTATTAATATCATAATTTTTCTTATTTGTCAATTCATTATATATTCTTTTTAATGGTTCTAATTGATATTTAGCAATTTTTGCTTTAGATTTCATATATTTAATTCCAGCACGCATTTCCGCATAACGACAACCCGCATAACGAGAAGCTATTTCCGCATCTTCTGGGTGCAATGAAGCATATCCAGTAATTAAGCCAATATCAGTTGCTATTGTAACACTTGATAAACCTGTTTCTTCACTATATTCTGATGCTATTGTTTTCATTTGAATTTTCATTTTTAAACCTCCTTATATCTTTTATAATTTCATTTATTTCTATTGGATAATTATTTTGACAATCTAATTCGACATGATAACTTTTTTTATCCATATCTACAAATTTATCTTTAGTATGACTATGTCCACATAGGCACCATATTTTTTTATTATCATCAAAATTTCCTACGCAAGTTGGATAATGGCATAGGAAGAAATAATTTTTACCTATTTTTAATTCTTTTGCATAAGTAATTTCAATTACATTAGGGCATTGTTCTAAATACAAGGTTATACGACTTTCTGTATCATGGTTCCCTAAAATGATATGAATATTTCCAGCAAGGCGATTTATACATTTAATACCATATTCATTATCTTCTAGCATTAAATCTCCAAGAATATAGACATCATCTTCATAATCCACGACTGAATTCCAATTTTGGATGATTGTTTCATCATGTTCTAGGCTAGAATTAAAACCTCTTGGGCCCCAAAGAAATTCTTTTTGATGACCTAGGTGTAAATCACTAGTAAACCAAATTTTGTTTTCCATAATAACCTCCTTATTTTATTTCATCTGTATTTATGATTATATTTCTATCTATTAAAATTTTATCAGCTTCTTCAAAAATACATCTAACTTCATGAATATGATCTTGTTCAAGAACTTTAATAAGTTCTCCTACCCCTCATACATAATTATATGTACTATCTGCATATAAAATATAATATTTTTTATCTTCATTACCCATATTATTTAATATTTCTTTTATATCAGTTTGATATTTTTTCAATTTAATAGTTCTACATATTTTCTTCATTATTCTTCCTCCTCTTTTGTTTCCCAAATGTGTAAATCATAAAAATTATCTTCAAAAGTATAGTAAGCTAAATGAGAGCTAAACCATTCAAACATTTCTTCTCGTGAATAAAAATGTCCGCCTATCAAACAATTATTTCCATATTTCACTTCAAAAAACCACATTTTATTCTACCTCCCATATATCAGTAAAACCTTCTTCAAAAGTAGGTTTAGTTAATGCATTAAACATATTTATTACAGCATCTTCAGGAACTAATGCACGACCAGTTCTTTGAGAATTTCTTTGTAATATAATATCAAGTGGTGTAGTAAAATAAATACCTATAATTTGATTAGGTTTTTGTTTTATTCTAGTAAATAATTTATTGCGGGCAGCCGCGTTCAAAGAGGTTTGATCGACCCATATGTCAGATTGAGCAGCGATTGCCGCATCTATTTGTTTAATAAATTCATTATACACTTCTTTTTCTTTTGAAAAATATTCATCAGTATCTTTAAGCATATTAAATCTAATTATATCTCTTGATATAACAATTTCATTTTCTTTTTTATGATTTTTAATATAGGTACTCTTACCGCATCCTGGTGCTCCTATAACGACATACATTTTACTCATTATTATCACCTTCTTTAATTCTATGTTTACAATCATTAGAATAATTTGAATTCCAACACTTACCATTTATATTATATTCACATTTATCGCAAGAACAAATTAGTAAATCTTTAATATCTATTCTATTTCCATCTACAAATCTGCCTAAACTATATTCTTGTTTAAAATCATTTATATCATATCCGCCTATTTCTCGAATTTCTACATGATTAACTTCTTCTTGACAATAAATACAATATAATTTTTTTAAATGACCTGGCTCTCTTTGATGACCTTTTGTTCTTACTATAGGAAGTCCTTTATTTCCACATTTAGTACAATAGAAATCACTACTTGTTATCTCTTGATTTTTTCTTGCCATTCTATTCAACTCCTTTCATATATAATATTATATCATAAAATAAAAAAATAATCAATAAAGTATTAATAATCTACTTTATTGATTATTTTTATTTAAAAGATAAGTATTTGAAACAGCTTTAAATGAATTAACTCCATCATAAGTTCTTAATACTACTCCTTCTCTATAATCGTTATCAATAACAGAATTGCCATCTGCATAGGCAACCATTTCATCTATTGTATTTGGTAGGCGGAAATGCTCGTCCAAAATAGGAACACATGGGATCTGATATAAATCTAATCAGTCCGTCATTTCTCTTGGATTTAATCTTTCTATACTGCCGTCTTTATGTCCAAATATTAAATTAAATGCTTTAAAATCTACATCGTCCATATGATAATCTCTTTGTTGGATTCCTTTACCATATGTTTCTCCTTGTATAGTTACAAATGTAATGTCATTTCCTGATGTATATAATAAGTTATGTAAAACAAATTCCATATTATATTTTTCAGCTATTTGAGTATAAACATTTGTTTCATAAAAACATTGTTTGTCAGGTTTATCAAAAACTACATTTCTTGAACATACATAGAATTCATATTTATTTCTTTTGCCTTTTTTCATTGTAAATGTAGTTGATGTTCCATCTATTTTTTCAGTTACAAACCATTCAGTATCATCACCTGGAAATAATTGAGGTAGATTTTGAACTCTTTCTTCGTCTGTTTTTACTACCCACTCAGGCCAGAAGGAAGCTTTAGCGTCATGTCTATTTCCTAAAATTAAGAATAATACTTTTTTACCAAATGGTTTTGCATATATTTTATTTAAAAAATTATATTTAGCAAATAATTTAGCATTTCTTTGTTTCATTCTTGCGTATTTATTTACTGAAGTTTTTCTTTTATTATCATCAGCAATAGCGTAAGTAACTCCTAATTCTTTAGTTAAAAATTCCCCTATTTCATATTTATCATTATCCCAATTAAAATCTTTAAAAGACATTAAAAGTCCTTGACTAATAAAATTACCACGACCTCCAAATGTATATTTTTGCGTTTTTATTTTATAATGTTTTTTTGCTAAAAATTCATATGTTTCAGTTTCAGGTAATTTGCTATCTATTTCAAAATATACTGCTTTATCTCCAGGCTGAAAAGTTTCTTTCCTAACCATAACTTTCCATCCACCTACTATTGCCGCCTCACAGTTATCTGAACCTTCTATTGGTTCTATTGCATCAATAGCTACTACATAAGCTAGTTCTCTTTGTTTTGTACCTGGATTAATCATATTTCATTTCTCCTTTCTTAATTTTATATATTTATTATAATATTAATTATTATTTTTATCAATTAAAATTTTTAAATTAGATAAATTATTAAATTTAATATGAGTACCTTTGACACCGCGAGAATCGATTTCCGCAACATTATAATTTTTTAATTTATAAAATAGAGTTCTAAATACAGAAGTTGAAATATTATATTTTAATGTAGCTTGGCTTACTTTAACATCTCCTTCTATTTCATTATTAAAATCTTCAATTATATATTTTAAAACTTTCTTTTCTGTATTTGTAATAATTGATAATAATTCTTGCTCTTGTGTTGGTGAATCAAAAGATTTTATTATTATTTGTTTTATTATATTTTTTATATTATTTATAATATCTTTATTATTATTTAAAAATAATAATTGAATTGTATTTAATAAATCTTGATTAAATAAATATTCATATTTAGGATTTATTATTTTATATGGAGATAATAGCCATTCATAAATAAAAGTATTTTTATCATTTATAAAATTTACTAATGTTCGTATATCTATTGCAGTTAGCGGTAATGGGTTATTATTATATAATTCTTCTTCTGTTGGAATTATACAATAATATATTTGCATATTCTCTTTTGATTCTAAATTTAATAATCCTGGACCTGCGGCTGCCGCAAACAATATTTGATTTTCTCCATATTTTTTTATTAAATTATTATATTCATTTAATACTTTTTCATTCATATTTTTTCTCCTTTTTATATTTAAAATTATTATATAAAAAATTTTATAAAAAATCAAATCCTAAATAAATGAAATCTTATTGATTTTTTAAATAAAAAATTATATAATAATTATATATGAAAGAGGTGATGAATAAATGTTATATGAAAAATATCAAAATGAATTAAAAGATATATTAGAAGCTCTTGAAAGATGTGATTTTAATGAATTAGAAGAAGAATATTTTGATGAAAAAGTAGTAGAAATTTTTAAGGAAAAATATTCAAAATATAGATTTAAAGTTGGGACAGGAGCTACAAAAGGAGTATTAATATTTCCAGATTTAGGATTTGTTATTAAAATTCCATTTCAATTATGTGATGGGTATGAATTATGCGGAGCTGAAGAAGGTAATGAATATTGGGACTATTGTAGTCAAGAGTCAAATAGATATAATTTAGCTTTTGAAAATAAAGTAGAGCAAGCTTTCTTACAAACAAAAATAATTGAATATATTAATAATTATCCTATTTATATTCAAGAAATTGCTGAGCCTCTTGAATCTATACATGATTATAGTCATTCTTCTAGTACAGAAGAAGATAAAAATAAAGTTGCTAATATTATTGATGAACATTGTTTTGATTATATTAATACTTCTTGGGAAGCTGATTTATATGTTTATTATGGAGAAGAATATTATATTAAACTAAAACAATTTATTGAAGAATATGATATAACTGATTTAAGAAGTCCAAATATAGGATATATAGGAAAAGCTCCAGTTATTTTTGATTATGCTGGATTTAATGATTAGGAGGTGTGGAAATGAGCAATAATTTTTATAATCCTTTTGATGTTAGTAAAGACTTTGAAGGAGACATGTTTACAGAAGGTATTCGTAGTCATATTAGAATTAGTGATGAATTTAAAAATCAAATAAAAAATGAAATTATTAAAGATATAAAATCATATAAAGATTTTTCTTCTTTTAATACTAATTTAGAAATATTAAATTATTATATGAATAAATTAGATATTTATGATTGTGAAATTACAATAGCTGATGAACATGAATTATTAGATTGGATTAATTGTAATTTCACATTTGACTAATATTAAAATTTATGATATAATTATTATAAGATGAAGTAGTTTATCTAAACTACTTTTTTGATATAGGAGGATTTATGAACTATTGTTTTAATTATAATAGAGATACAGAAAAAAGTAAATATATAAATGAAGTTGCGGAATGAACTATTAAATATAATAGTAAAGATAACACTTTATTAGATTTTTTAGATTTACATACTAATAAAAGAATTAATTTATATATTGAGAATTTAGATGTTGATATAAAATTTTTACAAGATTTGTTAAATAAATATAATAATTTATATTTAAAATTATCAGTTAAATATTATGATATAATAAAACAAGATAAAAAATTATTTTCTAGATATTTTTTTGAAACAGAAGTTGATAATTGAGAAACTTTTATTGGATTATGCGAATGAGGAGTTAGTGATATTTATATTATAGGAATTTTAGGTTTTGAATTAGATAAAGTTGCGGAAATAGCTGCTAAATATAAAGTTCAATCTAGAGTTTATCCTAATATTTCTCAAACTATATGGGAAGAATCTAATCCATTAAAAACTTTTTTTATTAGACCTGAAGATATAGATAAATATTCTAAATATATTGATATTATTGAATTTTATGATGCTGACAAACAAATTGATACTTATTATGAAATTTATTGTAAAGATAAAAAGTGAATTGGAAAATTAAATGAAATTATAAAGGGATTTGATTCTGAACTAGACAATAAATTTATAATTCCAAGATTTGTAGATAAAAGAATAAAATGCGGGAAAAAATGTCTTAAAGGAGCGCCTTGCCGCATGTGTGAAGATATTGAAAACCTTGCAAAAACATTAGAAAAGGCAGATCTTTATGTAAAAGCAGGTGTTTATGAAAAAATAGACAATAAAAGAGAGGAGTAATGAAATATGGCATTAAAAGGAGCAGAAACAAAAGCAAAAGTAACTGAAATAATTTTAAATATGTTTCCAGGCAGTTTTATTTATGAAAAGGATATTCGCATACCTTATAAAGAAAATGGAGAAGATATTCAATTAAAATGTTCATTAACTTGCGCAAAAGTAAATGTAGAGCCAAATGGAGATATAGCAATTCCAGGTGCTATTGAATCTAATAATGAAATGATTAATTTTTCAGAAGAACCTAAACCAATTGCGCAAGTATCTCAAGAAGAAAAAGATAATGTTAGAAAATTAATGGAAACATTTGGGCTATAGTACGGAAATTGACTTTTTATAAAAATTTTGATACAATTTAATATGAAAAGGAATAATAAGATGTTTTATTTAAGGAGGTCTTAGTATGTTTGATTTAGATGATATTTTTATAGATACTTTATTCCCTTTAGATTGGGATAAAAAAACTTATAAATTTAATAGAGAGGAAAAAGATATGCACCCTTATACTATTAAAAATAGTGAAAAAGAAATGCTTATTACTCATAATATCCTAGGTATTGATAAAAAAGATTTAAAAATCACTAATGAAAGTGAAAATGGTAAAGTATTTATTTCTATAAAAGGGCAAACAAAAGATACTATTACAGGTCAAGAATATTCAATAAATTCTAGATTTGCTCTTGATGAAACTCAATTAGATTTAGCTGGAATTAAAGCAACAGCAAAAAATGGTTTGTTATATATAACAATTCCTAATAAGAAAAAAGAATTAAAAAAAGAAACTAAAAATATAGTAATTGAATAAATTTAAAAAACATATTATTTTTTAATCTTATTATTCCTTTTATGGTAGGATAGCCAAGTTTGGTTAAGGCAGCGGATTGCAACTCCGCGATCCATGGGTTCAAATCCCTTTCCTACCTCCAGGTCAACATGAGGAAGCCTTCTCGCGGCGTTGATGTTTAAACTAATTTCTCAATAATAAACTTATTATATATTTTAAAAGAAACAAACAGCAAAAGACTGTATCTAATATAATCTAATGTGAATAGTTTCTTGTATGTTATATTTTATAAGAATATTAATAATATTATTAAGAAATAATTTATTATTATTTAAAACCTCAATTTAAAAATAATAAAGGAAATATTAATATATTATTACTTATGAATATAATTATAAAATATATTAATGAGTATGCGGCAGTCGCTTAAGTTACATCGACCTGAGATCCAGATCGTAAAGCGATTCCCGCATGTTATTATTACTATTGATTTTTATTAATTTTTATAATATAATATATTTGTAAATAAAAGGAGAGTGAATAGAAATGGCTAAAAGAAAAAAAGGTAAATCTGGCTCAGGAGAGTCTCAATATAGTATTACTCAACATAATTTAGATAGAAAAGGTAAAACTAATAAAAAATTAAAAAGAAATCCTATGGCTACTAAATATTTAACTGCTATTGGAAGGGAATTAAAAGAAAAAGCTGCAGCTTTTGTAAAAGAACATCCAGCTGGCAGTGGTAAAAAATATAGGAAATTGGGTAATTCTGTGAAAATTGATAAATAAAATATTGATAAATAAATAACATTTGATTATTTTAAAAAAATATTTTATAATATATTTGTAAATGAAAAAGATTGGGGAGACTGCGGTGGTGATGTTCTAACCCCATAAAAAAAGCAACATGAAACCAAGCCTTGCGTAGGGCCGACTAATACTACGCTTCTTAATATCGCGGAGTAGAGCAGTCTGGTAGCTCGTCGGGCCCATAACCCGGAGGTCGCTGGTTCAAATCCAGCCTACCGCAACCATATTGTCGGATGGTGAAATGGCAACACTCTAGACTTTGACTCTAGCATTTTGTAGGTTCGAATCCTGCTCCGACAACCAATTGGGCGGTTAGTTCAGTTGATAGAACGCCTGACCTGCACTCAGGAGGTCGAGGGTTTGAGTCCCTCACTGTCCACCAATGTCATAATAGTTTAATGTAAAACACCATTATGGAAATGTAAGTTCAAATCTTACTTATGGCTACTTATATCACAACAACCTTCCTATTATATGTGATGCGCGGCAGCTGGTCATAGCCTGATAAGTCTTGATAAAAGGACGGTTGACCGGCTGCCGCATTTATTTTATGGGCTTGTTTTGGGTTCGACTAGAATGGTATGGTATCAGAATACAAGTAGTAGGCAGTTACTTTAAAGGCACAAACAAAAATAAACGGAAATATTTTTTCAAAAATGGCTAATAAGGTTAAATCTTTATTCACATTTAATTGTGTAGCATTCGCGTAGTGCTAAGCAACTTCTATATAAGTATCGGGAAGCAACCAGAAAAAGTATAGTCGTATTAACTAGCAAGGGTTGCCGCATAGAAGATTTTTTCTTAATTGGATTGACTATTGCGAATTAACTTAACAATTAAGACCTTCTCTGAACGTAGGTGAACATAATGAGATAGGGATCGAATCGTCACCTTGATCCATATAGATGTATGGTGAAGCTTGTAATGTAAGAATGAGATTGTCTGATATAGTGTTATTTTAGGACACGGGTTCGATTCCCGTCAGGTCCACCATAGAGAGTTAGCTCAGCAGGTTAGAGCGCCGATCTGATACGTCGGAGGCCCAGGGTTCAAATCCCTGACTCTCTACCAATTATTTTATAAAATAATAAAATAAATGTCCTTATAGTTCAATGGATAGAGCACATGACTACGGATCATGGGATCTGGGTTCAAATCCTAGTAGGGACACCAAATAAAAAATCTAATTTTTAGATATATAAGTTTTTCATCTTATTCTTAATTTAAAAATAAGATGCTTCCTTCTTATTAAGAACAGGTGGTCTGGTGTAAATTTATAGCATAGTTCTTTATTATATATTTTTATTGATTTTTTAATAAAATTATTATAAAATATATATAGAAAGTGAAGTGATAATAATGTGTAGACCTTTTTTTGGTAAATATGATGATTTTAGAGATTATGAATATCCATTTGGAGCAGATTTTTTACAATCTGTTTTTCCTGAAGGCAGTTATAAAAAGAAATTTTCTATGTCTGGTGATGGAATTTATGATTTAGTTTTTATAGATAATAAAATTTATGATATAAAAATGAAAAAAGGTGCGGAAATGCTTATTAATGATAATAAAAAAGCATTTAGAGATGAAACAAAAGATAAAGTAATTCAAATTATTGCGGAAGCACTTACTAATCGTAATATTGAATTTAGTATAAATAGTGGTAAATTTATTACTTTTAAATATTATAAATATATATTTAAAGTAGAAGTAATTAAAAAAGCAGCAATACCTGAATAATAGACACATACAGCAAAACATAAATGGTAAAAAAGAGTTCTGCAAAAACTTAATTGAAAAGGTTCAAATCCTTATTGTGTCTTGATATAAAAATAATAATTGACCTAACAATAAATCCTGTTAATAGCGGTAGATGGTGTAGACGACCGAGTGCACATGGCTGGTTGAAGGTAAATGGCTGCCGCGACAGTCAATTATAAACATACTCTGGGGTTTTAACGAATTAATATTCGGTTTCTAGTGTGACCCCGAAGAATCCCACCAGTTGAGTGGTATAAGAGGACGAAAAAAACTTAGCCGAGTAGAGAGTATGGCTCTACAATCGCTTTAGAAAAATTTAAGATGGAAATAGTGGCCCTCTTAAAAATGCGAATATCTGTCCTATTATAGGACTGCCACTTATAATTTGCTCATTGACCAAGTGTTAAAGGAGCGGCGAATACGCATACCGCGTATTCATTATGCCGGGTTAGCGAAACTGGTATCGCAACTGACTTGTAATCAGTAGACTGGGGGTTCGAGTCCCTCACCCGGCACCATTTAAGTTTATAATTAGATATAGGGAGGGGCTATCGATTGGCGGTGCTTTATGGGTTCGACTCCCACCTTTCCTATATCTATTATATATAAATGCGAGCGTAGTATAATGGCTAGTATGTGGGTCTTCCAAACCTAGGACGAGGGTTCGAATCCCTTCGCTCGCTCCATTTAAAAATAATTGATTTTTTATTCAAAAAATTATATAATATATATGTAAATTAAATTAGTAGCTTAAGAAGAGAGACACCTTTTAGAGTTCTCGAGACTGAAAGCAATAAAAGTGTAATATTCCATTATATAAACACTGCAGAAGTTTATATAATGTACAGAGCGTACCTCGCGGAGAGGTAAGATTTAGGTGTGAGTCCTAACTAATATTATTTTGGCTCCGTGGTGAAATGGTCTAACACACCGCCCTTTCACGGCGGCATTTCCAGGTTCAAATCCCGGCGGAGTCACCATATTGAGCTATGGTGAAATGGTATCACGCGCGGCTGTTAACCGCTTATTCCGGGTTCGAATCCCAGTAGCTCAGCCATTAATTGGTGTTATGGTCTAACGGTTATGACATCCGCCTGTCACGCGGAAGGTCGGAGTTCAACTCTCCGTAGCACCGCCATAAATTTAAAACATAGGGGCTTAGTGTAACGGTAGCACAGCGGTCTTTAATATAGATGGAGCCTTATAGAGGAAACTTTATAAGTGGATGTGATGATATCGGTAAACCCTTAACTGGCAATACCGAGGGAATAGAATAATCTAGCCCGTAGAGAGTAGATAATCACACACCTAAGTTATAAAATAATATGGTGAAGATGTACTCCAGACCACAAACTAAAATATTTAATAGGTAGTGAAAACTATAGTGGTAAGCAAAACCGTAAAGACGGGGCTCCAACCCCCGTGGTGTGGGTTCGAATCCTACAGCCCCTGCCAATTAAAAATTCACCTTATCAAAATATTACTAGGTTAAAAGAAAGATTAGTAAAAGAAGGAAAAATAAAATATCAATGCGCTTTTTGCAAAAATACAGGAGAATGATTAAATCAAAAATTAACATTACAATTAGACCATATTAATGGAAAACATAATGACCATAGATTAGAAAATTTAAGATTTTTATGTCCAAATTGTCATTCAATTACAGAAACTTATGCAGGAAGAAATAAAGGAAAAGAATAATATGTAATTATTCTTTTATATAGGGGATTAAGCTAATTGGAAAACTGTGCGACTCCAAATCGCAACTCGAGGGATCGTAACCTTCATCCCCTGCCATAAGAATATAATGCGCGGTTGTCGGTCATAGTACCATTAATCTCGATGAATAATCGGATGACCGGCTGCTGCATTAATATTTTATTTTTAATAAAATAAATGTTATAATATAAATATAAAATAAGAAAGGAAATGAATTATGAAAAAAAATTATTTTGTAGCAAAATTTGATAAAAAAATTATAGTTAATGATATTCCAACTGTTAATTTCTCTATTGTTGGTTCTGGTACTGAATTAATGTCAGAATTTCAAGAGGTAGTTAATGACTCATTAAAAGATTTATCATTAACTAGAACTAAAGCTAAAAAAGGAGATATTCTAAATATTTCAACAAGTGAAAAAGTTGGAGAATATGAAATATTTTCAAAATTAATAACTGATTAAATGCGGAGTTGGGTGAGTTTGGCTTAAACCAGCGACTTGCTAAGTCGTCGATCGATACTCTCGGTCCACTAGTTCAAATCTAGTACTCCGCGCCATATAGATTGGATAGCTCAAAATCGGTATAGAACACTTAATATTATATTAAGAGGTTAGAAGGTTCAACTCCTTCTCAGTCACCTTTGGGTTGTTAGCTCAGTAGGTAGAGCAACGGATCTTTAATCCGTGGGTCCAGAGTTCGAGCCTCTGACAGCCCACCATAATGCGGAGATACCCAAGTCTGGCTTAAGGGGATAGTCTTGAAAACTATTAGGTCGGTAACACCGGCGCCTGGGTTCGAATCCCAGTCTCCGCGCCATTATTGATTTTAATAAAAATATATGATATAATTATTATATAATAAAGGATGTGAAAGAAATGAGATTATGGCATACAAAATTAATTAAAGCATTACCAAATATGCATTTACAAGCACAATGGAGAGAACTATCTGCTATTGCAGGGGCTATTCAAAAGAATGGAACTCCAAATCATGTTTTGGTAAACTTTGTATTAAATTATGATTATGATAATTTTATTTCTTATGCTTATTATATAAGACAAGAAATGACTAATAGGGGTATTAGAACTATGAATTCAGTATGGGAAAAAATTATTAGTTTAAAATCTAATTATACTATTTTACCTATTGAAGAAGTATATAAAGAAAAAATGAATGATTTATATTTAAAAATATGTTATTATAATTTATTTGAAAAATATATATGTGGTATGTTTGATGATGAAGATTGGCATAATATTTGTTCAGCTTTTGCTGATAATAGTGAATAATAATATGGTGAGATTGGTGTAATGGCAGCACGTCAGCTTGTGTACCTGAAGGTAAAGGATCGATACCTTTATTTCACCCCATGCGGGATTGGCGGAATGGTAGACGCGTGTGCCTTAGAAGCACATATCGAAAGGTGTGTAGGTTCAAGTCCTACATCCCGCACCATTAATTTGGCTCTGTAGCTCAGTAGGTTAGAGCACTAGACTGAAAATCTAGGTGTCGGCTGTTCGATTCAGCCTGGAGCCACCATGGGAGCGTGGTGGAACAGGGAGACACCCCGGACTTAAAATCCGGTGCCCGTAAAAAGGCGTGTGGGTTCGAATCCCACCGCTCCCACCATTAATTAAGAATAGAAAGGCATTTTTATGAAATTAAACAAAGATTTAATAATTGATTGTATATTTTCATTTATTGTTATAATACTTGCTGTTATAATATTCATAAAAGAAGTAAATATTACTATGCATCAAAATGAAGATATTACATTGCAAAAGTATGAAAATCAAGTTTTAGAAAATAAAAAAAATTATTATATTAATAAAGGTTATAAAAAAGTTTATTATAAATTAAATAAAATTAATCAAAATATGCAAAAGAATAATATAGAATATAATTATAAAATTGATTTGAATACAACAGTAAATGAAATAATAGTAAATAAATATAGTTTTTATACTACTTATTATACTATTAAAGTAAATAATAAAAAGATTTTTTTTAAAAATAAAAAACAATGTAAAGAATTTGTAAATAAAATAAAAAAATATACAAATAAAAATTATAAAATTAAAAAAATAATTTCAGTTGTGAATAAAGAAACAAAAGAAAAGAAATTAAATACAATAATTAGAGATGCGGAAATGCTCGCTCAAAGAAGAATAAAACTAGCCAATGCGAAGCGCAAAGCAGCCATTGCCGCAGCTAAAAAGAAAAAGAAATCAACAATTGCTATTGTTAAAAAGAAAAAAACTAAAAAAATAAAGAAAATAAAAGTAAAAGGTAGCAAATCTAAATATAAGCAATATGCTCATAATTTAGTAATTAATAAATATCATTGAACTGAATATGATTATAAATGTTTAGTTAAATTATGAAATAGAGAAAGCGGTTGAAATTATAAATCTTATAATAGATATTCAGGTGCTTATGGTATTCCTCAAGCATTACCTGGAAGAAAGATGAGAAGTGCGGGGTCTGACTGAAGAACTAATGGTTTTACTCAAATTAGATGAGGTTTAAAATATATTAAAAAAAGATATGGTTCGCCATCTAAAGCATGAGTGCACTTTAGAAAAAGAAATTGATATTAATAAATGGGCGGCGTAGCTCAGATGGCTAGAGCAGCTGGTTCATACCCAGAAGATCGTAGGTTCAAGTCCTACCACCGCTACCATTTTAAGAAATAAAGGAGAAATAGAATATGTATATTACAACTACAACTGCAACACCAAAAATTACTTTTAATACTTATTGAAGCTCAATTAGTAATTTGAATTCTTATAATGATTATAGTCGTCTTAAAAAATATATTATTAATAAAAATGCTACAATAATATTTTGGACAGATGGAACTAAAACTATAAGTAAAAGAGATGAAGAAGATATATTTGATAAAGAATTAGGTTTCTTATTTGCTTATTTTTATAAGAAATGGGGAAATAATAAATCAGCTGTTAAAAGAGTAATTAAATCTATTAAAGAAGATGAAATTAAAACATTTTTATTAGAATTCTTTATGAGAAATGAAGAAATAACAAGAGAGCAAGCTAAAAAATATTTAAGCAAATTAGAAGTAAGCAAATAATATTTGCTTAATATATAGATATAGTTTAAGTAAAACTTCCGCTTGATACACGGAAATAGAAGTGCAAGTCTTCTTATCTATACTTATTATTTATATTATTGCTTTTGTATCTATACATGCGCGTGGCGGTGAGAAAGCCTAAAGACTAGTTCTATGGCAATATAGACTCAGGGCTAAGTGAAAATCTTAGATGGAATGTAATTATCAAAGAAATGCGATAATAATGGTAAAGTTGATAATATAATAATATATATATCTCTACTTAGTGCATTGAGGTGCAGATGAATATTCTATTCATTTAGAGATATATAATGCGGGTTTAGCTCAGTTGGTTAGAGCGCGTGTCTTACAAACATGAGGTCTGGGGTTCGAGTCCCTAAACCCGCACCATTAATTTAGGAAGGTGTAAAAAATGGAAAAAGATATTAATAAAATGACTTTAGAAGAATTAAAAGCAGAAAAAGAAAGAATAATAAAACTTTTATCTGTAGTTGGTACTAGCTATCATATGTGTAGAATACTAAAAATAAATGAACAAATTCAAAAATTAAAAAATGGGTGCGTAAACCGTTAAGGAGGCGGTCTCGACTGTAAATCGAGTATCATTGTGATTCTAGTGGGTTCGATCCCCTCAGCACCCACCATAATTTTGTTAGGAGGGTGTAAAATATGGAAGTTGAGTCTTTAGAAATAGCTATAGAGACTGTTTTAATTGCTTTAGAAAAAGCAGAAATAAATAAAGTAGATAAGATAGAATTAATGATGAATTTAAGTAAATTTTTAAAAGAATATAATAATAATATTAATACTTTAAAAAAGAAATATAATGGCACGTTATTCTAGTTAATAAAAACAAATTATTGTTAAGGAAAACTTCTAGAACGATATTTATTAGAGTTAAAGTATGAACTAAGTGGTAATCAAGTCATGCGGCAGGAGACTCCGCATCATAGTTTTAAAGCGAAAGCGCTTTTCAGTAATGAAATGTAACTTTGGAGAAACTCTACTTGACCTAAGTCATAAAATTATTTAATAAATAGCCATTTGTTTTAGAGTCATAGGTCAATGGATAGACCAAGGGTCTTCTAAACCCTTAATCTGGGTTCGATTCCCAGTGACTCTACCATTTGATATTTGACAAAAATGAAAAATTTTTGTATAATATATATGTAATTAGACAAGATAACTGCAATAGAATTAAGCATAGGAAAATGTACTGATTAACATTTTTATTAAGTTGTTATTAACTTAACGTAGAAAGATATATCGAGTGCGGAATGTGTAGATATATCATACGAGAGTCTTGATAACATTCTTCTTGTCTAGATTTCATTCATTCCCTTTCAAACCGGAATCCGTTGATGCGGATACCGGTTATTTTTTTTGCAATAAAAAAGATGCGGAAGTCGATCAAAGATCTTTATTCTAGATCTGTGTGACTTAACCGGCCGCCGCATTATTTTATATTGAAGATGGTCAATTATTATAATCTAATAAAGCACTAGCATTTATATTAAATCCTAAATCATTATTAACTTGTAATATATTTGTTTGACCTTTATAACTTAACATTTTTTGATATACATTTTCTAATTGACTTGCTAAAGTTCCTGTTATTTTTGTATATGTTGGGGTAGCTAAAACATAATAAATTATAGGATTTGTTGTTCCTAACCAAGTTTTAAATCCTGCTAAGTCATTAAGATATGCAGTATTTATCATAGTTATACTTCCATCTACACCACTAACAAATATAACACCATTTTCAACAGCAAACTTACCATTAAAATAATTACTCATAGCATTTGGATTTCCTGAACTACCTTTTTGTCCTATTATTCCATTAATATAATATCTTCCATTAGTATCATATTGTACTATATTACTGTTTTCATCTAATACTACTTTTTCTATATTCTTTTTTATGTACCATGCTCCCTCATCTCTTTCACTTGAATAATCAGTATCACCACTTACATTTTTAAATATTCTATCACTATAATTACCTATTTTGCAATATTCTATATTTCCTAATGAGATTAGTTGGGTTTGTGGTGTTTGATATGGTTGATATGATGTAGCACTTTCACCTTTTTCAAGCATTAATTCATCTATTGTAATTGTTGCACTATCATCTAAACTATTGTTTAAATAAATATATAAGTGTGTTGACTGCCCTGTTGTTGTTTTTTTTGAACTAAATGGGCTTGTTGAACTATCTAATATTGGATTAAAACTTCCTCTATTTACACTAGGTGATACACTACCATCTATTAATTGAAAACTTAAACCTTGACTAGAAGTAAGTCCACTTTTGCTTATAATCTTACAACTTATTGTATAAGTTCCTGCAGGTATTGGTGTTGCAAAGTCTATTTGTTTTGTCCTATTTACCCCTTTTGTCATAGTAAATGAATTAGTTGATAACAAATTCTTATTCTCTACCTTTATACTATTATCACCTTTTACTACTTTTACTTCCATTGGAAAGTCTGGATTAGGTGCAGGATTTCCACCTGTATATGGTTCAAAATTATAATCACCAGCACTTCCCGTAGTTACTTGATAACTTATTTCGGCATTATGAAAAACATTATTTGTAAACACATACAATCTAAATCTCAATGTTTTATCTTCTTCTATTGTAAAACTTTTACTTAAGGTATAATTATTAGAACTTTTCAATTCAAAACTACTAATATATTCAGTATTATTACTATCTGCTAATGCAACATAAAATCTGTTCTCTACGCTTCCTTTCGTTAGTTTACAACTTAATGTATATGTCCCGGCGGATAATGTAAAATAATTAAAATTAATAAAACCTTCTGAATTTATTGTTCCATTTACGTTGAATTTAGTTGTATCGGCACTATAAGTTTTTCCTGCTGCTGTGGCTTCACTTGTTGTGGCGTTATATTTATTCTTTCCTGTTGTAGTATCTTGTTCTAATTCACTAGGACTTAATTCTAATTTCATAGGTGCTTTTATTGTATTGTTTATTGATATATTTGTTCCTGTTACAGTAGGTAATTTAGGTAAATTGTTTCATAAATCATCTGGGTTATTTAATATATTAATATATGCGTCAAATAAATTTTTATAATAATCTTTAAGAAGAGTATTATCAGTTACATTTGAATTAGCATATTGCAATATTGTTTTTATTTGTGATTTAGTTTCATTTAAATAATTTAATTTATCTGTTATTGTTCCCATAATACTCCTCCTATTCTAAATCTTGTAATGTTATACAATTCATTATAAATGGTAAATCATTATTTGTTTGACTTACATTTGTAATACTATCATATGATTTTAATTGTAAATTATATAAATTATCTAATTGGCTTGCTAGTGTTCCTGTTATTGGTGTATATGTTGGAGTTTCTAGTATGTAATATAGTATTACGTTATTATTTGATAACCAAGTATTAAATTCTGCTGTTGTACTTGCTATTGATTTTGATACCCATATATATGCACTGTTATCATTTTTATATATTGATATACCTTCATGATAACTTTCAGCTCTTACTTGGAAATAATTACAATAACCTGTATTATTAACACCAGTTCTTCTGTTTAATAATACACCAGAATTAAATCTTATTTCATTTTCTGTAGATTGGTTACTGTTTCATGTTTCGCTTCCATCTAATACTACTTTACCTATATTCTTTTTTATGTACCATGCTCCATTTCCATAAGGTTCATAATCAGTAGCACTACTTCCTAATTCTAATTGAAAGTTTTGTATTGTTATAGTTCCTAAACTATTTAAATTAAATTCTATTCTTACAAATTTAGTATTTGATAATAATGTATATTTTACAATATAATCTCCTGAATATGATACTGTTGCATTTCCTAAATAAGTTTTGTTTTTATCATAACAAGACATATTATTTGTTATTCCTGTTCTTATTGTAGTAGTTGAATAAGTAAGGTTTGTTGCATTGTTTACATCAATATAATCACTTACACAACCCCTATAATTTGCATTTGTTGTAAAACTAAAACTTGTATCAGTATAAGTTAGAGCAGTTGTATTACTTTCATAACCCACTACACCACTATCTAATCTTCCTTTTACAACTTTGCTTATATCTAATAAATTCTTTCCACTTGTTCTAATAAACTTATCTTCATAATTACCTATTTTGCAGTATTCTATTGGTGTTTCTCCATATTCAGTATAACTTCCTAATTGTTTGCTTATTTGAATATTTTTTAATGAAAATGTTTGATTATTTACTACACTACTTGCTTGGACTAACATTCTAGTTGCAGTAAAATTGCTTGTTGCTGTTGTTTTCCAAATTGCTCTTTGATATTTATCGCTTATAGAAAATGTTCCTACTAATTCTCCAAAGTCAGTAAGTCCACTATTATCATTGTTAGCCAATCTACCAAAATAATTTAGATTTTTTGTATCACCACTATTTAATTTTATATCATAACTTATATAAAATATTTCTCCTTCTTTAATTGAAATATTTTTTCCTAAACCAATAATAAACAAGTTCCAATCATCTAGTGCAGAAGTTGTAAATATACCATTACTTTTTGTGCAATTTGAAGCTGCGGTTGAAATAGTATTATCAAATAAGTTTTCTACTCCTAAATTTAATTGTGCTGTTTGTTCTTGATATGGTTCAAAATCTATATTTTCAGTTGATAACATAATTGTTGTAGGTATTATCGAATAATGACCTGCATACATATAAGCTGTATTGTTTGGTGCAGTTTTATTTAATGATAAACTTGTTTGATTTAAATTAACATATCTATTTAATAAATTATCATCACTATCGTAAAAAGCAATTACAATAATCGAATTAGAATTAGGATCATCAAAAGTTGCATTTAAATAAAATGTATCTCCACTTTGACATTTATATTTAATTATATTTGCTTCATCAATAGAACTAATACTACCATCAAGAGCAACCCAAGTATTGCTTTTTTCACTATCATCAAACAAATTCTTTCCACATATTGTTATACTATTATCACCTGATATAGTGTGTATTGTTTGTGGATATGACGGATTAGGTGCAGGAATTGAACCCGTATATGGTTCGTAATTAGTCATTATACTTCCATTTTCAATTTGTCCTTCTTTTACTGCTGTAGATGCAACATGTCCAGCATTTGCTGCATAAGAAGTAAGCCATACATATGTAGCTTCTTGTATATAATTCCAAACTGTATCATTAAAAGTTATATTTACATATTTTCTTGTATTTGCTACTTGTTCTATCGTTACACTTAATCAGCCTCTATTTGTTCCATCAGTAAATAAATAAATAGTTCCATTTGATGAAGTCACATCTGAAATATAAGATAATGTAATTGTTTTTTGAAGATTAGTTTTATCAATTCTAAATCTTGCAGTATTTGCACTTTCATAATCAGCATTAAAGCATAAATTCTTTCCAGTAGTAGTTTCTTGTTCTAAAGTACTAGGATTTAATGTAATTTGCATTGGTGCGGCAATAGTTTCAGATATATTTAAACTTGTACCTGCAGCCGCCGCATTTTTAGGTAATACATTAAATAAATCATTTGGATTATTTAATATATTAATATAAGCATTAAATACCCCTTCCGCATATTCTCTAAATGTAGTGTCATCAGTTATATCTAGATTAGCATATTGAAGTATTTCTTTAAAATCAGATTTAGATGAGCTTATGGATAATAATTTATCACTTATTGTTCCCATAATCCACCTCCTAAACTACTTCCCCATTTATTGTATCTAATACACTCGATATATCACCTATTGTTGCAGTTAAAACATTGTCTAATGTACCTTTACTAATAAAACTGTGGTCATCAGCACTATCATATTGGCTAGAAGTATATGTTGTTGCATATATTTTACCATCATTATATATTCCTGTACCATAATAGCTACTTATTTTTACAACACCACCTGTTACATTTGTTGCATAATCAGTATTAGATACAAGACCTTTACCTGTTATTACATTTTCAAGTGTTCCTTTACTAATTGTAAAATTACTGCTTGCATTTGTATAATCGCTATAATTTGCATTTTTAGAATACAAAATTCCATTTGAAGTGGTATTTATACCATAATCATTTGGTGATACTTTTACTATACCAGCAGTTGAAGTTGTCGCATAATCAGTATTTTTTACAAGACCTTTTTCTGTTATTACATTTTCTAGTGTGCCTTTTGATATAAAACAACCATTTTCATCAGTTTGATATTGAGCATATGTTCTTGAGTTTAGATAAGGTCTTCCACCACTACTTACTTCAAAATTATACCAACCTGGTTTTACAACACCTGCTACACTACTTGTTGCATAATCAGTATTTTTTACATAATCTGATAAGTCTGGCCCAATAGCAATCCATTCTTCTGTACTAGTTTCAGTATTAAGACCTCAAACATATTCAATTCCAGATGGATCTGATCCAGATGTACCTGAATATAAAACAGTATAACAGTCTCCTATTTCCGCATTATTTGGTAAATCAGAATAATAATTAACTGAACCTTTAAATACTATACCTTTAGGTAGATTATTAATTGCTGCATCTGTATATTGTTTTGCTTTTTTATTACATAAAGCGTACGTTACGATATCCACGGTCTATCCCTCCTTTTATTGTTCTTTCCATTCTTTACTATTATTTAAAATAAAAACTTTCCCTGTATCTAAAATATAAGCAACGCTTCCAGGACAAGCGTCAATAGTAGGAACATTTGCTAAATCACTATAAGTATCTAAATAATATTCCTTATAGTTATAGTCAGTTTTTCCTCCTTGTCTTACTAATCTATATGCCATAAAAAATGCACCTCTCCTTTCTAAATCTATATTGCGGAAGTGTCAATAAAATTATATAAAATTGTCCATACACTTGATTTTTAATAAAATTTTTTGTATAATATTATTATAATAAAAGTCTTGCAAAAGACTTAAAGGAGGATTAGAATGAATTTTATTAATGTATTAAAGAAACAAACTAATTATACAGAAACTGAAAATGGCGGGATCGCACATAAATCTACATTAAATGCAGTTTATGATTTATTTGCACTAGGTGGGGCATACCGCAGTCGTAGTGATGAAGACTGTATATTATTATTTAAAAAGGCATATGAACAAGATCCAGTTCTAGCTTTAAGATGTTTGTTCTACTTAAGAGATATAAGAGGCGGGCAAGGCGAACGTAGGTTCTTCCGCGTATGCTATAATTGGCTAGCTCAAAATGATGAAGAGGCGGCTTTCCGCAATTTAGATTTAATACCTGAATATGGTAGATGGGATGATTTATATTGCTTATCTAAAACACCAGTTGCCGCAGATGCATATGATTTTATGTATTCTCAAATGATAAAAGATATTAATTCATTATCTGAAAATTCAAAAGAAGGTGTTTCACTACTAGCAAAATGGTTGAAATCTGAAAATGCTTCTGCTATTGAAACAAAACAATTAGCTAATGAAACAAGAAAAGCTTTTAAATTATCTCATAAAGCATATAGAAATATGTTAACTATGTTAAGAAAAAGAATTAATATAGTTGAAACATTGATGTCTAGCAATAGATGGGATGAAATTAACTTTACGCAAATACCTAGTAAAGCTGGATTAATATATAAAAATGCATTTGCTCATAATGATTGGACTAAAGAGAAATATGCGGAATTTATCCAGAATAAAGATACTAAGGTCCGCGCCGCCGCATTATATCCATATGAAATAGTTAAACAAGTAACTAATAATATAGAATATGAAGGCTGGGGTCGTCATAAATTAAACTTAGATGAAGTAGCAAGAGCTGCAATAAATAAATATTGGACTAATCAAATTGATTATTTACAAGGCAAAAAATGTAAAACTATGTGTATAGTAGATACATCTGGTTCTATGACCACTCCTTGGAGTAGTGTTAAACCTATAGATGTAGCTATTTCTCTTGGTATATATTGCGCTGAAAGAATATCTGGTGAATTTAAAAATCATTTTATTAGTTTTTCTAGTAGACCTCAATTAATTGAAATTGAAGGAATTGATTTTTGTGATAGAGTTAAAAGAATATATGAACAAAACCTATGCGAAAATACTAATTTAACTGCGGTATTTGATATGTTACTTGAAATGTATATTACTCATCAAATTGAAGCTGCGGATATGCCAGATCAATTAGTTGTAATCTCAGATATGGAAATTGATAATGGGTCTTATTGGCGTGATGAATGGAGAAGACGCACTGAAATGGCTACCATTAGACAGCAATGGGAGAATGCGGGATTGCAAATGCCTAGATTAGTGTATTGGAATGTTGCGGCTAGGCATAATTTAATTCTAGATGATGCACAAGATGATAGCGTTACTTTCGTAAGTGGATGTAGTCCAGTAATTTTCCAAAGCATTTTAGAAGGTAAAAGCGGAATTCAAGTTATGCTTGATAAATTAAATAGTAATAGATATAAAGATATTAATTAATAAACTGCCATTTTCGCAGTTTATTTTATTTTTAATAAAAATTATTATATAATATTAATATAAAGAAAGGAATGTGAAAATATGAAAATAGTAACGAAAAATACAATTAAAAAAGAATGTTGGAATTTAGATTATAATTTAACAAAATGGATAAATGAGCATTTAAAAATTTACAGAGATGATAGTAAGTCTATTGTAAATTTAGAATATCATAAATTTAATTATAATAATAAAGAATATACTCAATTACAAATATTAAATAGATTAATTGATATAACTGATTATTTAATAAGTGATGAAGTTGATTATTTTATTTATGATGAGAAGTTAGAAACATATAAAAATGAAATGTATGATTTATTGAAATTAATACATTGGTGTTTATGGTGGTAACTATGGAAATAATAGGCTTAATAGGATTAATTATAATTATTTTATTTATTATAAGTGCTTGTATAGTTAGTCATAAAGTTAGCGAAGAAGAAAGAGAGTATGATAAACATGAGTAAAGAGATAATTATAATATTAATATATTTTGTTTTATATGGATTTTTTGTATTCCTTTTTCTACATTCAAAAAAAGATGCGGAAACGACCGCGTCCCAAGAAGAAAAACCGGTTCCCGCAAATGATTTAAGAGATGCTCTTGAATTAAATCATATGTTAACCAAAGCTCTTGTAGAAAACGAGCAGCTCCAAGCAGAATTAAATAGATACCAAGATATGGTTTCCGCACTTTTAGATGAATTTAAAGATACACAAGAACTAAATAAAATAATTGATATATTAAAACAATTTATGTGTTAATTGATTATTTTAAAAAATTATAATATAATATATATGTAAATTAAAGAAGTAATCTTTATTTACAGCTAAACATATAAACTATCCTTAATAAAATATAGCGGAAAGCTAATTATAAAACTCATATGTTGGTTCGAGTCCAACCCAGGCCTTCGGGCGTGGTGGCGAAATGGAGAACGCAAGTTATTATAGTTAGAGGGTGGGGATTTTAAGTAGAGAGGGAGCTCTAAACTTAGTCTATTGAGGTATTAAAATTATTTATTAAGGATAGTAAATTATTTGATAATTTAAAAAAATTATTATATAATTAATATATAAAGAAATGGAAGTGATAAAAATGAATAAAAATGTTAAATGGACAGCAAAAGAATTATTTGATAGTTTTAAAAGTGAAACAAATGTAGATGAGTTTAAGGAATTATATAAAGCTATGTTAGCAAGAGAAATAGGATTAGATGAATATACTGATGCAGCTGATGAATTAATGAGTGAAGTATTAGAAAATGAATATTATGATAGTACTGAAATTGTAAGTTTTATTGATGATTATTTAATTAATATAGCTCATGAAAGATTTGTTGAAGCAAATTTTGAAGTTGATGACTGGTATTAAAAATGTTATTGATAATTTTTAAAAATTATTGTATAATATTTATATAAATTAAAAATTTAACAAGATAAACTATTAAGAAACTTAAGCAATGTTAATAGAGAGAAAAGTGAGCGGAACTTCATTCAATGATGGATATTGAAAAGATACGTTAGCTGGATCAGGAGTCATGACCTGTAAATTGAGGCTATAAGTTTTAGACGGCGAGCCTCCGAATTTTTCAAAGTTAAATATTATTAAAAGGAAACCCTGTTTTGATTGGTTTATGGACAGGCAGCGGACTGTGGAGATGAGGTTGGGTCTGCATTGAGAGTTATAAGATATGACATTAAATAATTATTGATATAATGACCTATATAACTAGCAATCGAAGTGATGGTCATTAAAAGGTAAAAGCTAATCAGTGGCTTTCTTCGATGGAACTCTGATGCCCGCGCAATAATTATTTAATGGCATACCTTATAATCAAATAGAGAGTAAATGGTAAAGCGTCTTTAAATAAAGAAACCAATGCTACTTAGTAGCCGACTCTCGCTAGGAATAATATGCTTCAGACGAAGATATTATTGGTCTATATAAATGGCGAAAGATAAACGCACGGAAGAAAATAGAGGCATCGAAGTATCGGAATATTAGGATTATATCCTGTCCGCACAGGTGTGATGGAAGAGTGAAAGGCTCTCCTTTATATAGATTAGTGATATCCTACAATAGCAATATGGAAATTGTAATAAATCAGGGCGATCGAGCTTTAGGGCTACTTGGTTCAATTCCATAGATGCTTTAATTGATAATTTTAAAAAATTATTATATAATATATATGTAATAAGGAGGGAATGAAAAATGTTAAATCAATGTGTATTAGTAGGTAGAATTAAAGAACTTGATAAGGAAACAAAAGTAATATCAATAGCAATACCAAGAAGTTATAAAAATGAAAATGGAGAATATGATAGCGATTTAGTTCCAGTTTTATTAACTAATGGAATTGCTGATAATGTATTTGAATATTGCGGAAATGGCGACATTGTAGGAGTTAAGGCTAGATTAGAAAACCATGATGGCAAATTAACACTTATCGCAGATAAAGTAAGTTTTTTAAGTTCTAAATCAAATAGTAATGATAGTGAAGAAGAAAAAGAATAAATTGACAAAATAAAAAATTTTTTATATAATATATATACAAAATAAATAAATAAATAAAATTTGGGAGTTTGTGAAACCCACTAAGTGAACAGGGTAATGCTTAAACAGAGGTTCTCCTTAAAAAACTACGGCAATAAGTTCACTTAATTATTGGTCTGATTACCTGAGGCAACCAATATGAGAATTCCTCACGCGGGCCCGATCCCGTCATACTGATTAAGTTCTAGTATGTGACAGAGACTGTGGGTAAAATTGTAGGTAATGTGGGATAAAAATGGTAATTCCTTGTTATAGGACAACCTTCTTAATCAGGGTGCGTAAAGCAGAATAGAGGATAAAAAGGATATCCTGAGCCTCTTACTTAATTAGTTTATAAAAGATATAATAAAAATAATATCGTATATTGGTGTAAGTCCTGTGAATAATTAATACTGTGCGGAGGTTGCAAAATCCTTAAAAATCTTTTATATAGATATAAAT